TGACTGATGAAATGTGCGAAGTGATCGCCACCGAAAAACAATGGGCTGACAACATTGGCGTTGTCCTCTTCCGCCATAGCGACATGCGTGCCGCTGCTGATTGGCAATTGGAGCAGGTTATTGAATGGATTAAGGAATGTCCAGACTGTTATGACCTTGATTTTCATTCCGAATCTCGAAGGATGATCGCAGACCTCAAACAAGCGATGCGCCCACAACAACAACATCAACAACTGGAGAACAACTGATGCCTGAAAAAATCACACTTGAGCAAGTGCTTGAACTTGTCAGCTTCATGCAGGCCCACAAAGGTGGCTGGAAGGTTCTGACTGTCCATGGTAATGTCTTTGGTGATGTCCATGGTGATGTCCATGGTGATGTCTTTGGTTATGTCCATGGTGATGTCCATGGTACTGTCAGGGGTACTATCAATGGCCACAGGTGGGGGTCCGTTGAGACTCCCCAAGAGAATCTTGAGCGTTTAATCCTGAAGTCTGGAGATCAAGAACTAATTGAAGCATTTAATCAACTACAGGAGAACAATTAATGACTGAAACTTGGTATCTTTTGTACGGTGGCGATTCAGTAGACGGACGCGGACCGGGCGAATACGAAGGCCGAACCTGTAATGTCTTTGCTGCGGCCAAGCATTACATAAAAATCACCGATAACCCTTACTCAACAGGCTATGTCAAGGTGATTACTGACAAAGAAGTCGTTCAGTATTCCAGCATTCTTGGCTATAGCCCTGCTACCTCAGAACTAAAAGAAGCGATTAAACAACAACAACAGGAGAACAACAATGGTTGACCCACAACACCCGCTCACACCACCGAAAGAGCTAATCAACGCATGGCGAGCCGAAGGCTACCATCAGGATTACTGTGAGGCTGACGACTATCTTTATCACAAAATTGCCGAATGGGGATGGCAACAACGTAACGCCACTGTTCCTCAAGAACTGCGGGAATCCGCTGATCAAGAGCTGGAGGCGAAGCTACGTTAATTGAAGATTTCAAGGAAACAATGCGCCCACAACAACAGGAGAACAACTAATGAAACCCATGATTAATTTCCTCCGAGCATTCGACGAACTAGACGAGGGAACCCAGTGCTGCTTTTTCTTTGTATTTATGTTCTGGTCGCTTTTCCTGCCTATTATCATATCCGCAGGTGTGGTCCATTTTAGTGACAAACTGATCATCCAGAATCAACCAACCTGTGAAGAGATGGCACAATGACAGATAAAGAACAACAGGAGGACAACTAATGACCTGGACTAACTACATTTTCAAACACCTCATTCCGGCCTGGTTTTATTCGTTTAAATGTAACTTCTATATGTGGAGTGATTTAATGGCCGGTGATTATGAAGGTTACGCTATATTGCCTGGTGATGATCCTTACACTGAGTGTTATGAGTGGTTTTGGGCATCTCTCAGTATGGATGAAACCTATCCTAAGGAGTTCTTGGATGAACTCCAAGAGATAGTAGACATGATTGATCAAAGCAAAATGACAAGAGAACAGCTCATCTAAGCAGTCAACCAACTGGAGGACAATTGAAGATTAAAGTTACTCACCTCCAATTGACCACTGTAGTGTAACCACGCAATCAACTCATGACAATCACACAAACCAAGGCAGAGTTTCTAACAGAATCATTGATCGAAGTTCTTAACAATGACTGGAAAGTCTTGGCTGTTGAGAATGGACGTAACTTTCATTCTTATCTAACAATGGAAGTTGGTCGTAAGTACATCAAAGTGTGGCAATCAAAATGTTATGATGGTGTTGTCAGAGATGGTCGTAGTTGTTTTATGTTTGTAGATAAAGAGTCTGGTGCATGTTACAAACCAGCCAGTTATAAGGCACCAGCCAAAGGCATTCGTTTCTATATCGATTTTCTGACTGATCACCCTGAAGTTATTGACCAATACGGCTCATTCCTTTATCTTCGTTGATGTTTATGTTCCGCTTCTTTTATTACATTGCCGTCGGGGCATTCTTTGTAACCATTATCAAACACTTTTCTTAATTATCATGGCACTTTCCGCAGTCACTGTATCACGTATTGCTGATGCACTCAAAGATGACATTATCGAACACATTTACGCAAACGAGAAATATAACGAGGTTATGCGTCATTGTGTTCAAGAAGCATTAGACGCCAAAATGGGTGAGATGGATGAGGATCTATATTTTGACCTTGGTATGTGTTTATTCGAGAGAATTGAACTGAAATAGAATTACTCACCTCCAAATGTCCCCTATAGTGTAACCACGCAATCAATTCAAATGGAGTTTAGGATCATTGTTCCATCCGCTCGATATGAAGATGTAACCACAAATGATTTAGATCAAGCATGGCGTATTTGTTGTGATCTATCTGAAGAGTTTGGATATGCAGAAGTTAAACGTAATCTTTGTGGCCCTGAACCAATTCTAGGCTCTTTCACTAATGGTAAATCAGACAAATGATCTACAACATTGCATCAGACATCAAGACCCACAAGATTGTGTGGATTGATTCAACAACACAGAAGGTAATGACTGCGGTTCAAGTATCAGCATCAACTCGCTAATCTATGGGCATTTGTAATACAATTTCTGTGGTGGTTACAGTATTACAATGTAAGGCCCATATGGCGGACGACAAAGTTACTCACCTCTAAATGACCACTATAGTGTAACCCGCCAATCATTATGACACTCACTGAAAGGAATCAACAACAATACGATCTCCGCCAGGAGATGTATCTAGCCCAACAAAAGGCAGAATTCTGTAAAGAACAGATTGCACGACTAAATATGGAATATCAAGCACAGTTTGAAACTCCTCTGTTTGAAGAAATGTTTGGCGGTTAATATGAAATTAGTTACTCTATTTCCACTGGTAATCCTCCTCTCCTTTCCTGGAGCATTACCAGTTCAGGCATATCCTGAAACTGAACAGATTCTAGACCTAATCGAGAGATTGGGTTCTGTTTGTGATAAAATACCACTAGATGAACCATTCAAATATGACAACTGCGTTGATGAACAATTAGAACAAAAATTGGGACGCAATTTGTTTGAACTAGAATCCACTCCTAACTAAATCAATTCTTCTTTTTTATTATGGCACAAATCACTTACACCTTCCGAGTTCCTTACACTGTACCGACAGAAGCTGGAACTCGTTATATGAATGTCGAAGCAATGTATAATGATGAGGCAATGAGACTTGTTGAAGGTATGATACCAAACTCAAGTGCAACTTGGCCAACAATTGTAAGAGAACACAACAGTGATAATGATAGAAAAGGGTTCTTATCTTGGCTTTTCTAGAATTACTCACCTCCAAATGTCCCCTATAGTGTAACCACGCTTTTTGATTATGTTTGTTTCTGAAATGACCTTCGCCACTATGAACCCTGAATTCAATGGTGCATATCTTGCAGTCGCAGGTGGTGATATGTCAACATCGAAACTATTTGATGGTAAGGCTGAAATGTATGCTTGGATCAATGACATGATTGAGTATCAGGGCTATCCTTATGTTGAAACAACTGTTCTTGATAACAGTGGTGTTGTAGATGGTAAATTGATCAGTAAAGTTGCAACATATATGTCATCAGAAGATTGTTATAAAGGTGGCATTATTGAGCCAGTATGTGGTAATTCAATCTACGCAACTTATCAGTGACAAAGTTACTCACCTCCAAATGACCCCTATAGTGTAACCACACAATCAACTCATGACTTCAACCTATCAGACCACAATCGAAGATACAACTTACAATGGATGGAGTACCTGGGAAACTTGGAACGCAAGTCTTTGGATTGGTAATAGTGAGTTTTTGTATAATACTGCCAAGGCATGTGTCAAGTTCTGTACCGTTGATGATACCCCATATGATGCATTTGTTCGTTGTATGAATAACAGTGAAAGATTTGCTACAGGTGATGGAGTTAAGTGGAATGATCCTCTAATCAACTATGATGAGATGAATGAAATGATGAACGAACTCGCAGGAGATTGATTCTACAGAGTTACTCACCTCCAAATGTCCCCTATAGTGTAACCACGTTTCTAAATCATGTCTATCACCATCAAATACGATTTTTTCTCTGATCATTCACTTACTGCAGTAGCAGAAGTATGTGAGATTGCAAATGTAACACCACTATCTGTCACATTCAATTCTACAATGCATGACAATGTGGCAGTTGAGTTCAAGTCACATAGTGACGCAATCCTTTTCAGTGAGGTATATCTTGGATCAACAGATCCTTCTGATATTCGTGAGTATGTTGGTTCTGATACTCCTCTTGGAGAGGAAGTATATGGTGGTTAATAAAGTTAGTAACCTCTAAAGTGTTTCTATAGTATAAGGTTCAGACAAACAAATGACTTATTCAAACCTCTCAAAAATCAAACCAAAGTTTCGTACTGAAGGTCAAATTACTGGTAATTGGGGAAAGAGTAAAGTGCGCACCAATGGTAACAGTGAATTAGGATATAGTACAAAGGAAAGTATCTCCACACCAGTTACAAAGAGTGAATATATTCAGAGAATGTATGAGGTATTAGATACAACGAGTGACCCTAAGATACAGAGGTTTGCATATAATGAGATACGGAACTATTTGATACAAACTAATCAGTGGTGACAGAGTTACTCACCTCCAAATGTCCCCTATAGTGTAACCACTGAATTATTATGAAAGAATCTAAGTTTCTGATCTACGGTGAACATCATCGTACTAATGGTTGGACAATGAGAGATTGTCTCGCTTACATTGCTTCTAGTAAAGAGGAAGCAATTGCGACTTGTAATCGAATTCAACCACAATTTGTAATCCAATCTGTTATTGAAGAATGAACTACAACAATTTTTGGGATAATGTGTTAAAACAAGAGGAATGGAATGATGATCTGAAACGGTGGGAAAATGCTCATCCTGAGTATGAACCATTCAAGGAAGATTCTGATTCACAACGTCAACAAAATCTCTTAATTAGTCTAACACAGAATTACTCACCTTCAAATGTCTCCTATAGTGTAACCAACCAATCAACATCATGAGAAAGATCGAAACCCAAATGAACACTGCCATTCACAACCGTCAAGATTGGCAGTCAGGTAACACTATGGTGATACATTCTCACTGTAATGTATCAGGTAAGGTATCTCATGTGTTTCTTCACGGCAACAAGATTGCCGAGGTTGGTAATACTTTCGTGAGACTTATGGATGGCGGTTGGCAAAATGTTACCACTAAATCACGTCTAAATGCCATCCTAAGTGAGCATGGAGAATCAGGTGATTGTGTGTTTCAGAAAGATTTTCAGTGGTTCGTTCGTATGAACACTGTGGAAGGTTTAACGACCGTTCCTTTCTTTAACTCGATGAGGCTTGGTTGATATTTGTCCTTTATTGTTTCTATATTATAATCAATGGTATTAAAGTTACTCACCTCCAAATGTCTCCTATAGTGTAACCACACAATCAACATCATGAGAAAGATCGAAACCCAAATGTGTTCCGCAGTTCACAACAACGCTAATTGGCAGTCTGCTAATACATCAGTTGTGACTGAAGATTCTACTTCTAAAGTATATCTTCATGGTAATCACATCGCTACTGTAGGTGATGACTATGTTGAAATCTTTGATGGTGGTTATCGATCAAATACTACTAAATCAAGACTCAATGCACTCATCAACGAGTTCTGCGATGCAGTTACTGATGGTATCTTTCAAAAGGATTACACCTGGTATGTAAAAGATAACAACATCACCAAAAAGTTTACTAACGGTTATATCTTCTCATGATTAAGTATATCCTAGGAGCTATAGTTGCTCCTACCATGATACTCACACCATGGTTATTTGTTCTCTATTGTTTCTATCTACAACTCACTGAAAATGACAACAACCAAACAGTTTGATAAAGGTGAATTCTACACTATTGAAGCCTTTTACTTTACAGAAGAAGATGGTATCATTTATGGAGAGGATCGCAATGAAGAGGTTGATACTTATTGGCATATCAAACTTGACATTAACCTGATGGATTATGTGCTAGAACAATGTCAAACCAAACTCACTGAGCCATCGATTGTTGATGTCCTACCACGTAAATGGGCAGACTTCAATGATAAATATGAACTCGAAGATTGTGGCGATACATGTTATGGTATTGAACGCTATATCTGGACAGGTAAGAAGTTAGTTACAGAGGAAGAGTACACTGAACTGGTGACTGTATGAACTACGACATCTATCACCTACGCAATACACGGATGGATGATAAACTAACCTATCAACTAAGTGGTATCATAGCAGCTTATAAACCCCACTCTGAACCACCCTCAATAGATGAGATGGATACAGATAGGGTTGACAATTCCTATGTTTCAATGATAGACTTATGTCAACAGATAGGTGTTGATTACCGTGAAGTTCAGAGACAGAACAGGACAAAAGATAGGTAAGTTGACTGTTATTCAAAGAGTGTTATATCCGTCAAAAGATGTATACTGGGAATGTGAATGTGAGTGTGGTAATAGAACAATAGTAAGAGCAAACAAACTCAATGGGAGGACAACAAGTTGCGGATGTAATCAACATAACCCACAACACCATATAACACACGGTATGCAAAAGACACAAATTTATAAAGTATGGGCAGGGATGATTGCAAGGTGTAAACATAAACAATCTTACATAAGAAAGAATATACAAGTGTGTGAAGAGTGGAAAACATTTACACTTTTTTATCGTGATATGGGTGACATACCAGAGGGAATGACGCTAGAGAGAGTTGATAATAGTAAGGGATATATGCCATCAAATGTTATATGGGCTGATAGGGTAATACAAGCAAACAACAGAGAAACTAATGTGTTTGTTGAATACCAAGGAAAGAGGCAAACTATCATACAGTGGAGTAGGGAGTTAGATATAGAACCGTCAACTATTAGAAGGAGAATTATATCTAACTTACCAACAGAACTTGTCTTATATCAAGGTGATTTACGGGGTAAGACTAACACATAGTAGTTGCAGTCCTTTTACCCCATTATCATAGAGAGTGGTCTTCTCCCCTTTCTACCACACTTTGTTCCTTGTAATTTTGCTGCTTCCTTTGCACTTTCAGATCCAAATCTATGTGGTGTTGATGGTGTAAAATCAGATGGTATTTCACCTCTCCATAGATACCAACCTTTACATTCAGATTTGTTATTATTAGGGGATTTAATTGATTTGCATATGTTGCCATTACCCTTTCTGTTTCCTTCTATATCTTCGGCACAATCTGCTTGACTATTCCAACACATAGTATCACCATCTTCACGAATACCATATATCTTACCTCTCGTATTCACTCTCGCTTTCTTGTCAACTAATTCATCACCTTTCCAACTCCACCTATATCCACCAGATTGAAATGTAGTTCCTTTTATACAAGCAGTGAGACAAGCTTTGCTTATTCCTAACTCCTTTAATACTATTCCCCTACTATCATAATCACGAATATGTTCTCCCTCTAATGTATAACAACTGACAGGTTTAATTCTATCATCATTCAGTCGATATATGTCCCTTGTGCAACCACTACCTCCAATCGTTGAGTTATATCCATTGTTGTAGGTGTCAAACTTTTTTATCCAATACTTTTCTCTTTCATTAATAATATCTTCATCACAGGTTTCTATTACATAGAAGGTAAATGCATCTACTCCTTCTTCCCTTATTGCATTACAGATAGTCATATTCTCATAAGGTAATCTAGACCTGTAGATATGTTCTTTCCATCGATAATGAGGGTCTTTCTTTCTTGTGCAACCAACATACTTTCTGGTAGTTTCTTTATTCTGGATGATGTAGATTGAAGCCATGATAATAACACTTGGATACATTTATTTATATAGTGTAAGTGTTAAAAATCACCCCCCTAAATGACGATATAAATATAATGTTCTGTTGTAGAGTTCTCCACAATGGCTGTGGAATAGTAAGGTAAAATGTGTGAATAAGTGTTGTAATCTGTGGAAAAGGTGTTAGTAAATGGCTTCAGCAGTAGTGTTATTGACCTTATAAAGGCCAGAGCTTATTGTTATCTAAGGCCGTATTCTATCAGGCCTTCCCAATAATGTCAACCCCCTCCCCCAAAATACTCTGAGACCCTCAAAGTTCACACCCCACAAAGTTACTCACCTTCAAATGACCCCTATAGTGTAACCACACAATCTACATCATGATCATCAACGGCTACGAAATCAAACCAGGTGCTGATCTTGAAGGCGCTAACCTTAAGGATGCTGTCCTTGAGGGTGCTAACCTTGAGTGGGTCGACCTTCGGGGTGCTAAACTTGAAGGTGCTAACCTTAAGGACGCTGACCTTAGTGGCGCTGACCTTAGTGGTGCTGACCTTAGTGGTGCTGACCTTAAAGGTACTGACCTTACGGGTGCTTACCTTGAGTGTGCTGACTTAAGGGGTGCTAACCTTAGTGGTGCTAAACTTGAGGGTGCTGACCTTTGGCATGCCAAACTTGAGCGTGCTGACCTTGTGGGTGCTGACCTTACGGGTGCTAACGTAAAAGGAACTATTCTTGCATGAATTCAACACAACAACTGCTACAGACCATTGACACTCTTAAGGCTCATGGTCACTACAAAGTAACAGTGACTGTGCTGCCCTCACAGATTAAGCGCAAACGCAAATCAGCGCTTTGATTCACATGCTCACTCTATTTTTATGTGTTACATATACGCACTAAAAAATAGAGTAAAGGCCTATCTCTCTAAAAACCTTTTGTATACTATTGTCTGCTGATGTGTCTCTCCTATGTGTTACTTACTGGTTGTGCTTAGTTGATACTGACTCTTGACCCCGTAGGAGAGTTCAGTTGTAATAACTAAAGCGCCGATAAGTGAACTCGTGGAACACATAACAGTATTATTTAGTATTAGCGCTAACTAACAGTCCGTAATGACTCTAAACTATCACTAACTCACACACCACTAAGTAACACTTTTATTATGACCAAATCTGTAATGATCTCACTGCTCCGTAAGGGTAACACTGGTTCACAGATTCTTGAAATTCTTGAGAGTATCTCCGAAGGCGCTAATGAACAACAAGTAGCACAAGTCGCTAATGAGCCAACACTTATGGAATTGGAGTTCTGATTACTAACTAAAGAAGTTCTCTAGAGGGCCATCATCAACTGGGCCCTAATGTCAACCCCCTTATAATACCTCACCTCCAAATGACCACTATAGTGTAACCCGCCAATCATTATGACTCACCCACTAACTGATAAACTTTGTGATCAAATCGTATCCTCAACCCCTCCATTGCCTCGCGACCAACAGGACCGAATCCTCAGTTATGACGGCCGGATCCTCGATGGCATGTTTGAGGAATTTTTTGAAGAACAGAAGCATCAAATGCGTGCCGCTTATGACCTAGGCTGCGCTGAAGGTCGTGATGATATTTTGAGTAGAGTAACTGAATTGTTGATGAACTTTGTGAAGCAATGCGACCAAACTAACACCCCCTTATAATACCTCACCTCCAATTGTCCTCTCTAGTGTAACACCAACCACACCACACATGTTATTCAAAAGAACACCGATTGCAGGGTCTTATAACACTATGACTGCTCTAGTATTTCATGAGTGTGATAATGACAGAAAGCTTAGTTATGACCGAGCTCGTAATGTTTCAATTGGATTTAACTTAGAGCGCTCTTTTGTTTTATCACATCAACCGCAAGAACGTGTTGATGCATGTGAACTATTAGAGTGGATTGATTGTCAAATACATAAGAAGATTTACGGTTGACAGAGTTACTCACCTCCAATTGTCTCCTATAGTGTAACCACACAATCAACTCTTATGAACAACACTTTCACTGATACATTCGATTGGTTGAATGAGGGTAATGTCACAGTATTTGACTACCTAAATGATATCAACATCACTCCACTAAGTATCACTGAAGAGGAAGGAAATAACTTCCCAGGATATAAGATAACCTTTCAATCTTTCGATGATATTATGACATTTTGTCGGGGTTATTATGGAGACCATAGTGATGAAGAAATCAAAGAGATTTATGGTTGGTAAGTAACACATAGTCGTAGACAGAGTGTAACGATAGGGGGACACATTGTCCCTCTTTTTTTATATCGAGGGGTTGACATATTACAGTCCTTATGTTATAATTAGTGAGGAACAGTTAATGTTACGAAACGACAGTATATTGGGGTTTTCGATGTTATCGCCGATGCGGCGTAGCGGTTGCCCTTAAAGAAAATGCGTGCTCGATAGGCTACAACGACACTCGATCGGCCTTGTTATATTTTGCGAATAAAAAAATGTCAGCTGAAAAATTATATCCCACAGAGTTTCTTGGTTATTATGTCACTAAAACCGGCCGTGTATTTCGAGATGGTGTAAAAAAATCCGAGGAAAAATTTATGGAGATAAAACCATTTCTCCGAGGTGGTGCCGGAGTATCTAATAAGCAATATCCCTCTGTAAATATCTCGATAAAGAACTCCGAGGGTAAGACATTATATCAGAGGAAGGAGTATGTGCATAGGATGGTCGCTGAGGCCCTGGTAGATAACCCTCACAGGTATACAGAGGTAGATCACATAGATAGAGACAAGCTCAATAATTGTGTAGACAATCTGAGGTGGTGTGATAGGAATACCAATCTCAGAGATAAACCTAGAGACATTAACGGGAGGTATTGTAAGGTATGAGTAGTTCAGAAGTTTATCACATTTATCTAAAGGATAGTTGTATACTTCCGTGTTTAACGAAGGAGAAATTTACAACTAGTTGGGAGTGTCTCAATTTGATGGTAGGGTTGATGAAGACAGATTACGTGGTGGAAGACCTGTCGTATGAAGTAGTAAGACCACTACAATCAAATGAGGAACAATCCTATTGACAAGTTCTAAATATCGAAGTATAATGAAAGTTGAAATGGAGTGATTTCTAACTCATGGCTAAAGGATTTACAGTCAAGGCATCAACACCAAAGAAGAAAGAAGAAGGGCCTGCACCGTGGGACTATGATGCAATCAAAGAAAGAATGAGAGGAAAGGCAATTGTATTTTGTCTACCTGGAAGGGGATGTAGTTATGCATTCATGAAGAACTTTGTACAGTTATGTTTTGATCTTGTACAAAACCAGATGAGTATTCAGATTAGTCAGGATTACTCGTCTATGGTGAATTTCGCACGATGTAAGTGTCTCGGCGCCAATGTATTGAGAGGGCCTGACCAAATTCCATGGGATGGTAAGTTACAGTATGATTATCAGTTATGGATTGACTCTGATATTATTTTTAATACTGAGAAGTTCTGGCAATTATGTGATGTGGCATTAGATGCTGATGGAACGGAGCGTCCTATCAGCGCCGGGTGGTATTCGACTGAAGACGGTCGGACAACCTCTGTAGCACACTGGTTGGAAGAAGATGACTTCCGCAATAATGGTGGAGTAATGAATCATGAGATGGTAGATGGTATTAGTAAGCGTAAGAAGCCTTTTACTGTTGACTATACTGGTTTTGGATGGGTCATGATTCAGAAGGGTGTCTTTGAGAATGAGGGTATGAAGTATCCATGGTTTGCTCCTAAGATGCAAGTCTTTGAAAGTGGTGCTGTTCAAGATATGTGTGGAGAGGATGTTTCGTTCTGTCTTGATGCAATTGAATCAGGATATGAGATTTGGTGTGATCCACGTATTCGTGTTGGTCATGAGAAAACCCGAGTTATCTAAACACTAATGGCAAATCAATTTAACGTTGATAGATCTGTAGAATTTGCTTCAAAGATGACACTTATCACTGAAACCAATAGTGATAAGTATTTGGAGCAATATCGACAGAGTTTAAAGAACCGAGAACAATTAGAATCACTGTACAATCAAGAGAGTAATTAAATTATGGCAAAACTTAGAAAGTCCCTATTGGGACAAACAATGATTGAATCTCAACCAAAGAAGACACGACAAGGTTGTGGTGCACATACCAAGTACGCTGCAAGTAGTCGTAATAACAAAAGGAAACGTTATCGTGGTCAAGGACGAGGATAGATATAGCACAGAATATGAATGGGTATCAACTCATTCGTATGATCTGTGGGTCTATAATAAGTTACAAGTGAGTCGGGTATTAGGATATGAGTGTGGACCAGCTGGTCTCGCCGTACCTAAACCCGATTTTTATATTGTTCGACCATGTATTAATTTCATGGGTATGAGTCGTCATGCTCGTATTGAATATCTTGAAGGTGATACTGAACATCTACATCCAGCTGAGTTTTGGTGTGAAGTATTTGAAGGAGAACATATATCAGTTGATTATTATAAAGGACAACAAGAACTAACTGTAAAGGGTGTGAGAGACCCCCAGGACCCTCTATACAAGTGGAAGAAGTGGTATAAGGTAGATAGAGTAATACCATTACCCAAAGTGTTTGAGGAAGTTAGTCAGAGGTATGATTGGTTAAATTGTGAATATATTGATGGTAAGTTAATTGAGATACATTTAAGAGGTAATCCTAATTTTAATTATGGTGGCGACTCAATTACTCCAGTATGGGAAGGAGATGATGTGTCAGACTACATAGAACAAAGTAACTACAAGAGATTGGGGTTTATTATAGATGGATAAGAATTTTCTAAGAGAGATTAATAACGATCAGAAGACACCAAAGAATACCAAGAAGGTACGTGAGGATGGATTCTATGAAGCATCTGAAGCTGATTGGAAAGACTTCTGGGAAAATGATGATAACAAGCAAACATTGATTGATTAAAACATTGGGTTTAGTGTAATAAATAACTCATAATTGTTGTAGAAAAATTACGTGCCTGTCCAAAGAGTCAGTCAAGGTTTTAAAGATGTGAGTGCATCATTCAAAGTCAACCCGTTAAATCTTGATTTAATTACGTTGAGGAATGAGAATGCTATTGCACGATCCATTCGTAACTTAATTTTTACCATACCTGGTGAGAAACCATTTCAACCTACTGTTGGTTGTAATGTCACTAAACTATTATTTGAGAATTTAGATAGACTTACAGCTAGTTCAATTGAATCGGAAATTAGGAACACAGTTAATAACTTTGAACCGAGAGTCCGTTTGACAACTGTTATCGTCAATCCAAATTTCGATGATAATATCTTTGAGGTAACTCTTAAGTATGACATTGTAGGTATAGATCTTCCTAGACAACAATTATCATTTGCATTACAGCCCACTAGGTAAATGCCCTTAGTCAATTTTAGCAACTTAGATTTTGATCAGATAAAGACATCCATTAAGGATTATCTCCGTGCGAATTCAAACTTCACGGACTATGACTTTGAGGGTTCTAATCTATCAACTATTCTAGATACGTTAGCTTACAATACGTATATAACCTCATACAATGCCAATATGGTATCTAATGAGGTATTCATTGATAGTGCCACATTAAGAGAGAATGTGGTGTCTCTCGCACGTAACATAGGGTATGTTCCTCGTTCAAAGAAAGCTTCTGTTGCCAAAGTTTCTTTTACAGTAAACGTTTCAAACACCACAGCTGTAGCAGTGACACTTAAGGCTGGTGCTGTAATGGCATCTAGATCAGTTGGTGTGAATAGTACTAAGAACTTTATATTCTCAATTCCAAACGATATTACAGTTCCAGTTAACTCTTCTGGGTTTGCAGACTTCTATAATATCGACGTATACGAAGGAACATATATTACACAAACATTTACTGTTGATAGTAGTAACGTTAATCAGAAATTTGTACTACCTAACTCTGGTATTGACACTGATCTATTATCTGTTGTCGTAAGAGATACCCAAGAATCAACTGTAACTAGAAAGTTCGAACTATTCAATAGTTTGTTTGATGTTACTTCATCGACTAGAGCATACTTTATTCAAGAGATTGGACAGGAGAGATACGAACTATTGTTTGGTGATGGAATATTTGGTGTCAAGTTAGATAATGATAATTTTGTTGAAGCAAGTTATATCATTACTAATGGAGAATCAGCAAACAATATTAACAAATTTGCATTTATAGGTAACTTAAAGTCTAGTTCTGGAGATACGATTAGTTCTGGAGTATCTATTGTAACCACAGAGATATCTTCTGGTGGTGGTAAACCAATTGAATCTATTGACTCTGTTAAGAAGTATGCTCCTCAAATCTATGCATCACAGAATAGAGCAGTAACTGCTGCTGATTATGAAGCATTGATTCCACAAATCTACCCTGAAGCTGAATCAGTTTCTGCCTTTGGTGGTGAGGATTTGACTCCACCTTCATTTGGTAAGGTATTTGTAAGTATCAAACCATATAACGGTGTCTTCTTATCGAGTGCAATCAAACAAAACTTACAACAACAGATCAGGAAATACTCTGTTGCTGGTATTTTATCTGAGATTGTCGATCTAAAGTATTTGTATATTGAACCAAACAGTAAGGTATACTACGATTCTAACCTTGCACCAACGGTATCATTCGTTCAAAACCTAGTTACAACCAATATCGTCAAGTATTCTGAATCATCTGATGTCAATAAGTTTGGTGGAAGATTTAAATATTCACAATTCCAAAAAGTAATTGATCAAAGTCATGAGTCTGTGATGTCAAACATCACAAACATTGATATCAGAAGAGATATTAATGCCCAACTGAATACTTTTGTAGAGTATGAATTGTGTTATGGTAATCGGTTCTATGTAAAAAACCACGGACATAGTGCAAACTTCAATGGAAATCTCGTTGGGTATAATATTAAATCATCCGGTTTTACTGTCAGTGGTATTAGTGGAACTGTATACCTCGGTGATAGTTCGGTTGGTAATTTGAGTAAGGGTACAGTATTCCTATTCAAACTAAATTCTTCATCAGAACCATATATTGTAAGACAGAATGTAGGTACAATTGATTATGTTAAGGGTGAGATTAAACTTAATCCCATTAATATTATATCAACACTAGTGAATAGAGGGACTCCTTTGGTCGAAGTTTCTGCAACTCCGTACTCAAATGACGTAATTGGTCTCCAGGATCTCTATCTACAATTGGATGTAAATAACACAGTAGTTAATGTTGTTACTGACAACATTTCTTCTGGAAATGACGTATCAGGAACCAACTATATTGTTTCTTCTAGTTACGGATCTAACGCTCTAGTTAGGGGTAACCCCATATTCCAAGTCGAAACAAACTCAGGACCAACAACATCTTCTTCCACAAATGTAACCACATCTGTTGAAGGTGTATCTACTACAAGTAGAAGAACCAGTTCATCATCTTACTAATAAGAAGTCAGAATACAAATGACAGTAGATAGAGTTAAATTTCAAGAAATCGTTGAAAGTCAACTCCCTAGGTACGTTAGGGAAGACTTTCCTCTGTTAAGCGATTTTATAAAACAGTATTATATCTCTCAGGAAATTGAAAGTGGTCCTATTGATATTCTTAATAACATTGATCAGTACGTAAAAGTAGATCAATTATGTGATATTGTTGACTCTACTACACTTGTTGATTCATTAGATACTATTGATACTACTATTGTTGTAAATTCTACTGAAGGATTTTCAGATAACAATGGTATTATTCAAATTGATAATGAAATTATATACTATGGAACCAAAACTTCAACTACATTTGTAGATTGTTCTAGAGGTTTTAGTGGAGTTACAACATATATTACCTCTGGTGCACCAGATGAACTAACATTTTCTTCAACAATCGCAGATTCTCACACTACAGGTGCGACTGTTAAGAATTTAAATATACTTTTTCTTAAGCAATTCCTCACTAAACTTAAAAGACAGGTAACACCAGGGTTTACTGATAGGAACTTTTACACAGGATTGGATAAAAGAAACTTTATAATCAATTCTGACAGTTTTTATAAGTCAAAAGGTACTGAACAATCTTACGAAATACTCTTCCGAGCACTGTATGGGGAAGATGTTGAACTTATTCGTCCATCAAAGTTCCTTTTAACACCATCTAACGCCGATTACAAGGTCACTAAAGACTTTGTTGTAGAACAACTTCAGGGTGATCCGTTAAATTTAAAGAATCTTACGATATATCAAGACTTAACTAGTGCAAGAGGGTCTGTTACTAACGTTCAACAGATACCTTATGAGAACTTTCAGTACTATCAAATCAGTATTGACTCTGGTTTTGCGAGAGATAGTGATGTAAGTGGTTCTATCTACGGACAATTTAAACCAAATCCACTCACAAAAGTCCTAAATGACGTAAGTATTGGTTCAACTATCATTGATGTTGATTCTACAATTGGATTTCCCGAGACTGGTAGTCTTAGTGTACTGGATATTGACAACAATGAGTTATCTGTCGCATATAATGGTAAGACTTTAAACCAATTTTTCAATACAAGTGGTGTTAGTGGCAAAATTGTAAAGAAAACTAATATAACTTTAGACACATATTCGTATGCATACGTCGGTATTGACACTACTCAGCAGATAAGAGTCAGATTTACTGCTACAGTGAAGGATTTTATCCCCAATGAACTAAATTATTACTATAAACCACATGATACCATAGAACTGAAGTCTCTTGGTTACGAATCTCCCACCAAAAAGGCAAATAATTACGTATTAAACGTAAAAACTAACTGGGATGTCGTAGAATCTAGTGTTATTGACGCAGATGCCTTTGTTTATCAGTTTGAATTTGCAAAAGAGCACTTTTTTAGAGAAGGTTATACCGTAAGATATGAAAATTTAGACGGAACTTACTCTATTTTTGGCACAGTTTCCAGAGTTTTCTCTTCAACGGCCATTAGAGTGACTTTTTCGCAACAAATTAACCTGAAAGGTCAGTTTGTAATTGAAAATCAGACGTTGAAGGGTGCATCTCAGGCATATCCTTACCTGAATAATTATATTGCAAACGTTCAAAACACATATTCTAAGTATAATGACGATGTAATTATTGCATCTAACTCTATTGCAAAGTATGATGACATTGAAACTGATCCATACGACAAAAAAATAACTTTTAGTGCAAATTTAACTTCAACAGAAAATCTCACACTACCAGTTAATCCCACGTCAAGACCTGATCATGGTTTTTATACTGGTGATGCAGTATATTTTACCTCTGCAGGAAATGGTTTTGAGGGTATGCCATCAGCGTCTTACTTTGTTTTCAGAGTTGATGAGGAGACTATTAAACTTTCTAGAAGTAAGGCTGACTTGTCTAGAAAACTTTACATCACATTTAATGGTTCTGTAGTTAATGCATCTCTTGCATATCTTGATTTCTACGATAAAGAGATAGAACCTCAGGGTTTGTATAGACAAATTCTAAAACCAATTAATGACAATAAGTCTTATATCACTAGAGCTGGTTATACTGGCATATTCGTTAATGGTGTTGAACTATTAAACTACAAAGCACAAAGTAGTGTTTATTATGGAAAACTTAATAGTTTGTCCATGACAACTGGTGGTGGTGGGTATGACATCATCAATCCTCCAGTATTGTCAATTAAGGATGAAGTTGGTTATGGTGCTACTGGATTCTGTAACGTAAAGGGGTCACTCATAAGACTCGATGTTACAGATTCTGGTCTTGGTTATTATGAACCTCCCACAATCTCTATTAGTGGTGGTAATGGATCTGGGGCTAAGGCAGAACCAAGAATGGTTTCTATTAAACATGAAAATTCATTCTTTGCAGATTTCCCGAGTCAAGTTGATCTAATCAATAACACAATTATCTTCCCAAGTGATCATAAATTTTTGGATGGTGAAGAGATAATTTACGAACCAAGAGGAACAGAAGTCGTTTCTGGTCTTACAACAGGTGGTTCATACTATGTTAGAGTTACTGGTCAAAAAAGTATGAAACTTCATACTAATAAAGGTGATGCCTTTGTTGGTATTAATACAGTCAATATTACAAAGTATGGATCTGGTACACAATACTTTGTTGCATCAGATCTAAAACTGGTTGTATCTTCGGTTGTAGTGACTGATCCGGGACAAAACTACGAGAACAAGAGAAGAACAATTCCTGCTATAGGTGTCAACACAGTATCTGATCAGGTAGAGATTGCAAATCATGGATATGAATCAAAAGAAATTGTAAGATATACGAAACCAGATGTTGGAGATAGTATTCAGGGACTATCTGAAAATACTGATTATTATGTTGTCAAGGTTAATGATAATGCATTCTCGTTGACAAATGTTGGAATTGATTCAGTTGCAACAGATCATTATTATGATAATGGTATTATTATTAATTTCTCCAATGAAGGTTTGGGTTCTTTCAATTATCCACCGATTGTTGTAACCGTTGAAGGAGCTGCAGCATCTTATGATAAGACATTTGTTGAAAATTTCCAGGAACTATTCATAATTGAATCACCAATTGAAGAAAATATTACAACTCCCGTGTTTGTTCTTGCATGGACTGGTCCTGACGGTGGTCTAGCAGAAATTACACGTAATGGGACACAAACAGAAGAATTTTATGTTGAAGTAAATGAGGGTACTAACTGGTTGATTAGTGATAATCCGTTTATTGGTAACATTCTTCTTTATGATGCCAAACTTCAACCGATCTTTAGAGGTTCTATTGAGACTATTGATTTAACTTCAACTGGTGTTGGTTATGGTTCCTCAGATATTGTCGATTTCGTAAGACAACCAGAAGTTACATTTGAAGCTGGTGTTAATGCAAAATTGACGCCTATCATCAATAATGGTGAAATTGCAGAAGTTGTTATCAATACCCCAGGTAATGGTTATAATTCTCCACCAGATTTACAGATTGTAAGTGAAACTGGCAACTATGCGGTTCTGATTCCTATTATTGAAAATGGTTCTATCAAAAATATAATCGTATCGAAAGGTGGTGCTGGTTATGTTACAGGAAAGACTAGTGTTAATGTAATACCGTCTGGCGGTGGTGCTAGAGTAAATGCGAATATTCAGGCTTGGAATATAAACTTGTTTGAGAAAAACTTCAATAATATACTCGATGATGATGGTGTTATTGAAGAGAATCTTTCTAATAAATCACTAGAGTATTGTGCAACATATCTACCCAGACCTCTTCGTAGGACTTTGAATGTAGTTAATGGTTTTGATAAGGATAATGAACTGTATGGTACTTTTGACCTAAGTTTTGATCAACAGACTGGTGAAGAAATTAATAGTATTTACCACTCACCCATTGTTGGATGGGCTTATGATGGTAATCCGATTTATGGTCCATATGGATTTAAAAATATTGATGGTACCGGTGACATTTCTCGAATGGTATCTGGTTATAAATTGGCTAGAGTTCAAAAAGGTAGACCTTCTTATAATTCATTTCCAAATGGTTTCTTTGCCAATGACTATATCTTTACTGGAGATGGTGATTTAGATGTTCATAATGGAAGATTCTGTGTAACACCCGATTACCCAAATGGGGTATACGCATATTTCTGTACTATCTCTGAAGGAATTGACACTGATGGTCCATTCACTAATTACAGAAGACCAGTATTTCCATATGCGATTGGTGACACATATAAGTCAACACCCATTGCGTTTAACTTCTTAGCAAGATCTAACCAGACTGATTATGATATTGAAGGTAAGGGTTGGTTTAGAAATACCAAGTATTACTATACGAATGATGGACAGAGTGGATATGATTATATCTTTAACTCCAACACAGTAAGAAAGCAGACTATTGATGTTACTGCAACATCTGCAGGATCTGTTGATGACATTTCAATCTTTGATTCTGGTACTGATTACCGAGTCAATGATAGAGTGATATTTAATAATACTGGAACCAAAGGTAGTAATCTAAATATCAAGGTTTCTCAAGTTGGTGGTAAAAAAGTAAATAATGTGAGTCTTGCGACGACAGTCATCAATGATGTTGAATTTTATTCGAATAGTGTTTCTAGTCAATTCGTTGGTTTAACTTCAGCACCACACAATTTTCTTCCTGGCAATATTATTTTTATTGATGGTATTTCTGAGTCATACAAGAATTTGCAAGGTTCTTATAGTGTTGGTGTAAGTAGTGACAGATGGTACACATCTTTGGGTATTAATACAGGACCAGTAACTGGTATTGTGACTTATGTGTATGTTTCTGGTTCACTTGATGAATCTATCATTGCACCAGATGATATTTTAAGAATTGAATTTGAAAAACTTAAAGTTCTAAACATTGATAAAAAATCAAGTAGAATTAGAGTTTTGAGAGGTTACGATAATACTTTTGCTGTTACTCATAGTGCCGGTACATTAGTTAGAAATGATCCTAGAAAACTAGCATTTACTGCTACAGGTATTGTTACCACAAAACAACTTGTAACAAACAGACAACTTTATTTTGAACCAAACGAGGCAATAGGTCTTGGTACTCAAACTGTTGGTACAGCAACCACATTAGTTTTTGCTAATCCAGGTGTAGGTCAAACCCAGTTGAGAGTTGATCAACAACAAATCTATATCCCAGACCATAGATTGGGATTGAATACCCCTATAACCTATTATACTAATGGAGGAACATCAATTAGTGCATGGAGTGGTATTACTAGTTCTAATATATTCCAATTAGAGTCTACCAGAAATCTTTTTGCAGTTCCCATCAATAAGGACATACTTGGTATTGCAACTGTTCGTGTTGGTATTGATAGTATTTCTGGTGAATATGTTGGAGTTACTAGTGGAACCGGTGCACTTCTCTACTTCACAACATCTGCAGGTCTTGGTAGTTATCATAGTTTTAAAACTAATCTTCCGTCAGTATTGAGTGGTAGAGTTTCTAAAAATGTTGTTACTGTTTCTACTGCAAGTACTCATGGCATAAAACCTGGTGATAGAGTTGAGATTGATGTAAATCCAACTACAACTACAGAAATAACTGTCGTCTATGATGATTATAATAGGAGAATGGTATTTGATCCCGATACTATCGAACCTAGTGGAATCAACACTGCATTTAATACATTTACTGTACCCAACAATAAGTATCAAGTTGGTGACAAGATTATCTATAGTTCAGTAATACCTGATCCTAGTCTTTCCAACAAAGGTCTATATTATGTTTATGTCTTTAAGAATGATCAAATCAAATTGGTCGAGTATGCTTCAGAATTAGGAAAAGAGAACCCAACATTTGTCAATATTGGAACTGCACATACTACAACAATCTCTAGAATTAATCCTGCAATTAAGGTTCAAAAGAATCAGAATTTAAGATTCAATCTTTCTGATAACTCTCTGTCATTCACTAATGCTGGTGCAACATTTCCAGCATTTGATATGTTTATCTTAAGTGATTCATCATATACAAACAAATTCTGGATTTCGCAAAATTCCGATTCATTCGAAGTTACGAAATCTGGTATTATTGGTGTTGACACCAGTGCAAACCTGACTCTTAAGGTTACTGAGGACATTCCTACTAATTTGTGGTATAACTTTGAAGTTGATAATGTAGATATTAATCTTCCGGTGAAGACAAGAAAGTATACTGATACTTCAGTTTATAATAATAATCAAATTAATGTTGTTGGTAATAAATTTGATGGTGCTTACAGTGTTGTAGGTATAACATCTATGACTTTTGATTATAACATACCTTACAACAGAGATACTACGAATCTATACGATTCGACTAATGCAGTTATTAGTTACAATACAAACTCTTCTGGTACAGTTGGTCCGATTTCGAGATTAAGTATCCTGAATGGTGGTAGAGGTTACAGATCTCTTCCTGGATTTACCTCGGTAAGAAGTTTGACAGGTTCTGGTGCACTATTACAACCAACCAGTACTTCTATTGGTAATATCATATCAACAAAAGTTAACTATATTGGTTTTGGTTACCCTTCAGATACAACTCTCAATGCTGCTGGTAACTTACCTGAGATTTTGAGAATTGAACCTTTGGCTTCATTCGATTATATTGGTATTAGTTCTGCTGGTTTGAATTACTACGAGGTTCCTGAACTTGTCGTAGTTGATGGAGTATCAAAACTACAAATAACTGATGTAAAATTAGATTATGAGTTGGATGATACTGAAGTTACAATTATTCAGAACACAATTTCTTTGAATAATGTTACTCCATCGATTATTCCGATCAATAACTCGAATGGATTTAGTATTAGTTCTATTACTTACAATTCCGTATCAAAAATTGTAAGACTTTCTCTATCTAAACAGTTTAGTGACCCTCAGGAGTGGCCATTTAAAGTTGGTGAGACAGTAATTGTTGAAAATATTGCCATTGGTTTTAATACCACTGGAAAAGGTTATAATTCAGAGAATTATGAATATGCATTATTCAGTTTGACTGCGACTGACAGTAATTTAGGTGGTTCTGGTTCATATATCGAGTATGATCTTTCAGATTATCTTGGTGACGGAGAATTTCCAGGTCAAATAACATCTTTTGCGGCAGCAAAAGTAACACCAAAGACATATTTCCCAATTTTTGACATTAAACTCAAAATTTCCAATTTCTTTGATGGAGAAAAAGTAATAAATGATGATGCTGTAGGTATTGTAGAAAGATGGGATCCTGTTAGTGAGTATCTGTTTGTTTCTACTAATTCTGATTTCGAAGTCGGTAGTATTATTGAGTCTGAAACCTCTCAAATTAAGTCTAGAGTCAAATCTAAGATTGATTTTAACTCAACTATCAGTATTGGTGCAGGAACAACATTTATTGATGGTTGGCAATCCAACTCTGGTATGTTGAATGACAATCTTCAAGTCATTCCCAATAATGAGTACTACCAGAACTTCTCATATTCACTCAAGTCGAGAGTTCCTTACAAGACTTGGGATGACCCAGTAAGTTCCCTCAATCATACTGCTGGTTTTGATAAATTTGCAGATTTGGTTATCGATAACAATGCTGCTGGTATTGCATCAGCAAAAGAAGTAACTATCGATACAGTGGTTGATCTTATCGGTGAGGGTGATCTATATTGTTTCCCTGATTTTGACGGTGCAACAGAAACCACGATTGATGTCATTAATGGTAAGACTGTATCTGACCAAATTATATTCGAAAATCGAATTTTACTAGATTACTTTGAATCTAGAGGAAATAGAGTATTAGAACTGGATGATCTTAGTGGTCAATTTAATAGTAATCCAAGAGATACAAGATATTCTATTGTAGACTTCTTTGACAACAAATTCTACTTCAATAAGTTCTTTACCTTGGTTCAGGACAGTGAAGTTAGAAACAGAAAACAATCTAGTATTGTTTCTGTAGTACAAGATGGAACTAGAGGTTTTGTTAACCAATATGGTACTTTAGATACTGCAATGCCTTTGGGTTATTTTGATTACATTGGTGCAGGAACTAGTTCATGGGGTCTAACATTCTATCCAACTCTGTTCAAGTATAATAACTACGACATATCTTACTTCACCTTTAGTGGATTGAATGATGTAACTGGAATTGCGACTCAACAACTTGGTGATGTAGTTAGAATTTCTACTGCGAGTACTAATGTATCTGTTGGAACCACTACTAATCTGGTATCAATTTCTTCTACCTATAGATCTGCAAAACTTCTTATTCAAATGGAAGATGCAGAAAATAACTATTACGGTAATGAACTAAACATACTTCACGATGGAACAAATGTAACCACTCTTCAATATGGTGCAAATGACAACAAAGTTGGTCTTGCAGGTCTACCAAGTTCTGGATTTGGAACCTACAATGCATACATCTCTGGTGGATTAGTAAAAGTTGACATTATTCCAACTGTAGGGACTGCGGTTACTGCAAATGTGAGTATTGTTTCTATTGCAGACAATAGTGCTTCTGGAGTTTCTACATCAAATCTTGTAGTTACAAATCTATCATCCTATTCTAAATCTATTGTATCTTCAGGTTCTCCTGTTGAAAATATTGTTGCTTCTTACACATCTCCATTCAATTCTGAATACTTTATTGTATCAGTAGAAGATACTACAAACAATGAGTATGAGATGTTTGAGGTAAATGTCCTTGATAATGATGGGGTAAACAGAATCGTCAAATATGGTGATATTAGAACCTACGTAGGTCTTGGAACAGTTGGGGTTACGAATGATAGTACCGAAACTCATCTTGTATACACACCAAATCCAAATATCAATGTTCAAATAAGAGCGTTTGGTATTTCTCTTAAGAATTTCGACAATATTGTTGGTATTTCTTCGATTGATCTTAATAACAACATTCTATTCTCGGAATATGGTACTTACACAGGTACAGAATTCGATAAGAAAACTTCATTCAGATTGAAATCAAATAATCTGGACGTATTTGAGAGGAGTTTTGTAGGAAACAGTACTTCTGTAGTTAATACTACTACCAACCAAGTTACTTTAAAAGATCACTATTTTGTAACTGGTGAGAAGGTTACTTATAGTTACGAGAACTCTATTCTATCAACTGCAAACGCTATTGGGATTGGAACTACAAATATTGCCGGTGTATCTACCGACAAACTTCCATCTACTCTTTATATCGTCAAGTATAATGAAAAATCTGTAGGTTTTGCAAAAAGTGCAGCTGATGCATTGAACGTAGTTCCTACCGTACTTGATATTACTTCAATTGGTATCGGCACATTCCACAAAATTACAGCAACCAACCAAAATGCTAGAGCATTGTTGGCAGTTGATAATATGATTCAGTCACCGGTAACCGAAGTGAATATTGAAACAAGTTTGAGTGAAAATATCGTATTTGATGTAGACTTTGATGTTGCAGGAATTGCATCATTCAGGGCAAATGATTTACTTAAGATTGATGATGAAATTATGCTAGTCCAGAACACTGGAGTTTCTTCTGAGAATAGTCTCAGAGTTTTGAGAGCACAATTGGGAACAGAAGTTGCATCACATAATATAGGAACCTCAGTTAATCTACTTGGTGGCAACTATAATATTGTTGATAATACGGTCCACTTTGCTTCTGCCCCGTTTGGAGCAACTCCAATTGGAACAACTACAGCAGGTCCTGATAATGTAGATTGGGTTGGTGTTACCACATACTCAAGTTTCCAAGGTAGAACGTTTATGAGAAGTGGTATTCTCAATGATGATAGAGATACTTATAGTACAAACTACACCTTTGACAATATTCAAAGTGGATTTAATGGTCAGAGAAGGATCTTTACTTTGACTCAGAACGGTGAGAACTTAGTTGGATTTGCAACCAATCAGGCAATCATATTAAATTCAAACATTCTTCAAGAACCACTGGGTGGTCAGATAACATCTGGAGACTATAGTTTCCTTGAAGTTGCTGGTGTTACAAGTATCACATATCTTGGTGATAGTGTTTCATCTGAAGAAGATCCCAATAAAGCATCAATTCCTAGAGGAGGAACACTTATTTCTGTTGGTTCTACTCCAGGATTTGGTTTCCAACCATTAGTTGGTGCTGGTGCTTCAGTATTCGTCAACTCTGGTGGTACAATCAACTCGATTAGTATTGGTAATAGTGGTTCTGGTTATAGAACTGGTATTCAAACTAATGTAGGTGTTGGTATTATTACATCTTCTACTGGAGATGTAAAGGTTATTGGTATTGGTACTGCAAATATTGTTGATGGTTATGTAGATAGTATTGATCTTTATAATCTTGGCTCTAACCTCGACTCCAATAATCCACCTGTTGTTGTAATAGACAAACCTCTTGGTTATTCAAATATTCCTTTGGTCTACAGTTCTGATTCTGCACCTGGTGTTGGAACTGGTGCAAGAGTTGATATTGTTGTTGGACAAGGTTCTAGTGTTATCAATTTTGATATTGTAAGTGGTGGTTTTGGATATAATATTGGTGATAAACTCAATATTGCCATTGGTGGTACAACAGGTGTTAAGACTGACTCAAGTCTTCCATTCATTCCGTTTGAATTGAATGTCATTGATGTATATCGTGATACCTTCAACGGTTTTACTGTTGGTGAACTTGAAGCATTTGATAGTGTTAACGAACTGTTTGATGGTTTATCTACTAAATTCCCTCTTACGATTTCCCAACAACAGTTTGCGATAGAATCTAAGAAAGGTTCTAACATTAGCCTATCTCAAGCATTGATTATAACGATCAATGATGTCCTACAAGTTCCCGAAATTGCGTATACCTTCACTGGTGGTGGTTATGTAGAATTTGCAGAACCTCCGAAAAAAGGCGATACTTGCAAAATTATCTTTTATAAGGGTACTCCAGATGTTGATGTTGTCTTTGTCGATATTCTTGAGACCGTTAAAATTGGTGATACATTACAACTGAAGAACGATATTTCAAAAGGTCAAACTTTCGGTTTATATCAAGACCCAAGAGTAGTAACTGGTATTACTACACTCGATACTGCAACAACTCTTGCTTATAATGGTCCTGGTGTTACTACGAATACTGCTCTCGTAAGACCTGTTACTTGGTGTAAACAGACTGATGATATTACCATTAATGGTGATTTTGTAACTAAGGATAGAATTGACCAAGAACCTTATATTTACCCTGCAGCATATCTAACATCTTATGTTGGGTTTACCAGTGTATATGGTTATGTTGATAGTATTAGACCATTGTTTAATTCTAGTCGTGAAACAAATCTTCTGGATTATCAGGATAAGGTTGTAATTATTGATCAGGGAGCCATTGATGTTGCAACTGCTACTGCATCTACGGGTTCTGGTGGAATAATCACATCATTTACCGTAAGTAATGTTGGTGCCGGTTATTCTTATCTAACAACTCCTTCAGTATCAGTATCTTTGCCAGATGATATTAATGGAACCCGAGCAACAGGTATTGCATCAGTAACTGGTGATGGAGTGGTATCTATTTCTGTCTCTAATGCAGGAACAGGATACACTCAGGCACCTAGTGTTCTTATTCAACAACCTTCCGTTAGAAGAGAACAGATTGGTGTTACATCATACTTTGGTGACTATGGTAATATCGTTGGTTATGCACATTCTGGTATCAATACTGCGTTTATTGAACTTTATATCCCAGAAGATTCTTACATGAGAGATGACACTATTTCTGGTGTTGCTGTTACAGTCAGTCAATTGATTCCAGGTGACTTCTTCGTAGTTAATGATTCAAATGTAGGTATATTTACTGGCAATAACTTTGACGGAATTTATTATGTTAAGAACGCAGAAAATGTTACCAAGAATCTTTCAAGTATTGGTCTTGGTGTCACTGTTGTTAGAAGAATTGAATTTACAAGTCAAGGATATTCTTCTGGTTCTGGTACATTCGATAACTCACGTATTTTCGGTGAGTATACATGGGGTAAAGTACAGTTCATAAACAGAGTTCCTGCAACTGCGTTACAGTTCTTCCCTGAAGGTTATACTGGATTGTCGTCATCCCCTCTCGTACAGAGATTGGAACCTTTGAAATTCAATAATTATAATGTTTAGATAAATACAAACATAGAAAAGGATTCTGTATAAAAGATGGCATACCAAGGTATTAATACGGGTTCATCTCCCAATAGTGGAACAGGTGACTCACTTATTGAAGGTGCCGAAAAGATTAATAGTAACTTTGTTGAACTTTACAACGTAGTAGGTAATGGAACTACTACCTTTGTTGGGGTTGTAACTCAAATTACTGCAGGTACTAATGTAAGTATTAGTACCTCATATGGTTCTGTTCAAATATCTGCACCTACACCATCACAGATAACCATCACAAACTTGAATGTAAGTGGTGTCTCTACTCTCGGTGTTGTGACCAGTGCAACATATTATGGTGATGCATCCAATATCACTTCAGGTAAATGGAATCTTGGGGCAGATGGTAGTACCCACTATCAATTCACTGGTCCTGGTGGTTTAAATGCTACGGCTGATCCGGTAATATACCTTGCAAGAGGTCAATCATATGAGTTTGTAAATAACATGGGTGCACATCCATTTGAGATTCGTTCATCGAATGGTGGTTCTGCATTCTCGACAGGTGTTACCAATAATGCGGTTTCAAATGGAACACTTAGATTTGATGTCCCATTTGATGCACCAAACTCATTGTACTATCAATGCACTTCTCATGCGGGTATGGGTGGAACTGTTGTGATATATCCCGACCTGTTTACAGTCTAAATAAAAAAAAAGTCCGGTAAAAATGGCTGCGATAATTACAGATCAATTACGTATTCTGAATGCGAAGAATTTTGTGGATGATGTCCAGAATTCTTCTAATTCTTATTACGCATGGATTGGTTTACCAGACCCTGCGGACTTCCAAAGTGACTGGGATTCAAACCCCCCAGCACCTAAGGATAGTTTAGACCAATCTAATGATTATTGGGATACGATGTTGGCTCTTAAGAGAATCAACTCTACTGATGTAAGCCAGGTTGTTAGAAAAATCATATGGCAATCTGGAACCACATATGACATGTGGAGAAATGATATTACAAGGGACAACCCATCTCTTCCTTCTAATTCATACGACATTTATGACTCAAATTTCTATGTAATGAATAGTGAGTATAAAGTTTATATTTGTCTGTTCAATAATGCAAATCCAGAGAATAGTTACAGAGGTGGTCCATCACTGGATGAGCCAAACTTCACTGACCTAGAGCCTAGAGAGGCTGGTAGTAGTGGTGATGGTTATATCTGGAAGTATCTTTATACCATCAAACCAAATCAAATTATCAAATTTGATTCTACAAGTTATATAGCAGTACCAACTGATTGGAATACTAATGCATCTTATGCTCCGGTAAAGGAGAATGCTACAAACAGTGGTCAAATCAAGATTGTAACGATTAGAAATCGTGGTGTTGGTATTGGAACTGCAAATGTTACTTACACCAGAGTACCTATTCTAGGTAATGGTAGAGGAGCAGAAGCCACGGTTGTTATTAACAATGACGCAAAGGTAGAATCTGTCACCGTTTCTAGGGGTGGTCATGGTTATACTTTTGGTACATTAGACCTGAAGAGTGGTGGTGTACCAAATGGAACAATTGCACCGATTTTTGATGTAATCATTCCTCCTCCCGGAGGTCATGGTGCTGATATTTACTCTGAACTGGGTGCATATAATGTTCTATCTTATGCAAGATTTGAAAATGATACTCAAAACCCTGACTTTATTACTGGAAACCAATTTGCCCGAGTAGGGATTGTAAAAAATCCAACAAACCACAGTTCTTCATCAAATCTTACCAAAGATAAAGCAAGTGCACTATATGCACTTAAATTGGTAGGTACTGGTTATAGTGAAGCAGTATTCACTGCAGACTCCTTCGTAACTCAAACTGTTGGTCTTGGCTCTACTGCGGTTGGAAAAGTTGTTTCTTATGACAATCAAACTGGTGTTCTAAAGTACTGGCAAGATAGAAGAACTGCTGGTTTTAATACTGATGGAACAAAAAACACTGTTCCAGTCTATGGATTTAATCAATTAGAATTTACTGCGTCTCCAACCAATGGTGGTAGTATCAGTATTATTCCTACTTCAGGTAATACATTAAATATTGATACCGACTTTACTGGCGTTTCTACGGCAATAAATAGTAGGACATACTACTTGGGTCAGGAATTCACGAAAGGAGTATCGAACCCAGAATCACAAAAATATTCTGGCGATATCATCTATGTTGATAATAGACCTTCTGTTACCCGATCCTCTTCTCAGAAAGAAGATGTTAAAGTTATCTTGCAATTCTAAGAGATATGCCACAGGAAACTAATCTAAACGTCGCTCCTTATTTTGACGACTTTGATCCTAAACAAAATTATTATAAGATTCTTTTTAAACCTGGCTATCCAGTTCAGGCTAGAGAACTAACTGGTCTGCAGTCAATTCTTCAGAATCAAGTTGAAGATATGGGTAACCATTTCTTCAAAGAAGGTGCTAAGGTTATTCCTGGTGACTTGACTTATGTCAAAAACTTTTATGGAATTCAGATTGAGCCCGAGTTTCTTGGTATACCTGTAGGTATATATCTAGAACAACTGGTTGGGACGATTATCACTGGACAATCGTCGAATGTAACTGCACGTGTTGTAACTTATATTACGGATGACGAATCGGATAGAGGAACTTATACACTATACGTTAACTATGAGAACTCATCTTCTGAAGAAGATGTAAGTACTTTTATAAGTGGTGAAGTTTTAACCACGAGTACAAATATTAATTATGCATCAACTTTCATTGTATCTGGTGAAGGATTTTGTTCCACAATTCCTCAAAACGCTCCTGTCATTGGTTCGTCTTTCAATCTTTCGCAAGGAATTTATTTCTTGAGAGGTTATTTTGTTGATGTTGCAACTCAGACTCTAATTCTTGACCAGTATAGTAATACTCCATCTTACAGAGTTGGTCTTGATATTATTGAAGAGATTATTTCTTCTGATGTTGACCCATCGTTGAATGATAATGCACAAGGATTTAATAATTATACGGCACCAGGTGCAGATAGACTTAAGATAACCCCAGTATTAGCTAAAAAACCTCTCGACAATTTTGATGAAAGTAACTTTGTTCAACTTTCAGAAGTTAGTAATGGTATTCTGAGAGTAATCAATAGAAATACTGAATACAACTTTATAGGTGACGAGTTCGCAAGAAGAACTTTTGACGAATCTGGTCATTATTATGTGAAAGAATTTGTTACTACTGTAAAAAACAGTCTGAACAACGAAGAAGGAAACAGAGGAATATACAATCCTGGACAAACCACTCAGTCTGGAAATACCCCCGACGATAATATCGGAGTCTATAAGATTTCTCCGGGTAAAGCATATGTCAGGGGTTACGAAGTAGAAACTATAGTACCCTCATTAATTGACTTTGTAAAACCAAGAGCAACTAAGCAATTAAAAAATCAAGGTATTAATTTTGGTTTTGGTCCGACCATAGCACTCAACAGAGTCTATGGATCTCCATCTATTGGTATCAATACTACAAATACTTTGAGTCTTAGAAGTCTAAGAGTTGGTTCAAATCAAGAAACTGCACCAGGTAAAGAAATTGGTATTGCAAGAATCTACGACTTTGCACTTGAGTCTGGTTCTTATGATACAAACTTCCCAAACCTAAATGTTTGGGACCTGTCTCTATTTGATGTTCAAACATATACAGACATTACTGTTAACGAACCAGTAACACTTAACACCTCCGCATATATTAAAGGAGAATCAAGTGGTGCAACAGGTTTCCTTAAGTATTCTGTAAGTGCAGGAACTGCAATCACTGCATATAGTGTTGAGGGTGATTTCTTCAAAGGTGAGAGACTCCTATTCAATGGAACACTTGATGATGCAAGATTCGTTACTGAGTCAACTAATTTCTCACTCTCAGATACTAAGTCAGTATTTGGTATTGTAGGAACTGGCAACACATTTACTGCAGATATTATTCAAACTCCGGTTTATGATATTGGTAACGCAACTTGTTCACCTCAGATTGCAAATTCTTCAAGAATTTCAATTCCAGTAGATCCCGGTTTCTCTTTCGTTGGTATTGTCACTGTCGGTAACCTTGTAAGGTTCTCTAGAACTAATCTTGATACTGCAACATTTGCAAGAGTAACAGGAGTTGGTAGAACCAATATTACAGTTAGTGGTGTAACAACAGTTACGGGTATCTGTGATGGTGGTCTTCCTTCAGGAACTGAAACAGTTTCAAATGTACAAATAATCAGTACCAGAGCTCAACGTAATACTGGTTCTGGTAATATTACTGATAATGAATCACTATACAGTGCATTCCCAAAAACTAATGTTGCATCTGTAGATCTGATTGATTCTGAGATTGTTATTAGAAGACAGTATAATACAAATATTACGACTAACTCTACTCCTGTAATTAATGCGGGAGATAATGAGTCATTCTTACCTTTCGATGAGGAAAGATATACTCTAATCAGATCAAATGGTCAGACTGAAGTACTTACTGAAGATAGGTTTGTATTTACCAATTCTTTCAAGTCTGTTCAAATTACTGGTCTAGGTGCTGATGATGTTAACACCAAACTCATAACTACGATTCAGAAGAATAACGTCACATCTAAAACTAAACTGAATTCTGTTTCTAATAGTATTATTATTGACAAGTCAAGTTCATCTGCTTCTGGTATTGGTTCTACAACTCTACAAGATGGACTAGTTTCTGGAAATTACCCCTTTGGTACAAGAGTACAAGACGAAGTTATTTGTCTGAATACTCCTGATGTAACTAAAATTTATGGTGTATTCCAATCTGACGATGTAGGAGAACCTACTGCACCATATATGACACTATCTCAGATGGATGGTGTTAGTGGGACAACTAACGATTTGATTGTTGGTGAGACACTCTCTGGTCAAACTAGTGGTGCCAAGGCAATATACATTGAGAAGTTTACAGATACTAAAGTATATTTCATCTACTTAAATAGTTCGACTTTCCAAAACGGTGAAATTGTATCTGGAAGTCTATCATCAACTAATGGTATTGTCAATAGTGCAAAACTCGGTTCTAAAAATATCACCAGAGATTTCAAGTTCTCCAATGGACAGAAAGGTGGATATTACGACTATTCAAGAATTATTAGAAAAGGTTCTGCAGGAATCCCATCCAGACAACTGAAAGTTTATTATCAGACTGCAAATTATGATCCTGCCGACCAGGGTGATATCACCACAGCAAATTCTTACAATAATTTTGATTATGCAAAACTATCTACTGTAAATGGACATAGAAATTCTGATATCATTGATGCAAGACCTAGGGTAAGTGATTATATTGTTGCTGCTGGTTCAAGGTCACCATTAGAATTTGATGGTAGAAATTTTGCAGACGGTGTTGATGGTAATCAACATAGTTCTAAGCACATTATTGCTTCCGATGAAGTAATGACTCTTGGTTATGAGTACTATCTTCCAAGAGCAGATAGAATTTATATTGATAAAATAGGTTCTATAAGTGTAATTCAAGGTACTCCTCAGGATCAACCAAGACTTCCTGATAGTATCAGTGGAGCAATGAATATTGCTAATGTATTTTTACCTGCATACCTATACAAGACATCTGATGCAAAAATTAACTTTGTAGAGCACAAGAGATATCAGATGACTGATATTGCTAAACTCGAACAAAGAATTAAAAATCTTGAGTATTATACTTCATTGAGTCAAATTGAGACAAATACTCTTAATTTGTTTGTAGAAGATGCAAACGGTAATAATAAGTTCAAGTCTGGTATTTTTGTAGATAACTTCTCTTCTCTTGAACCCCAAGATTCTACAATCGGTATTAAGAATAGTGTCGATACTAGAAAAGGTATCCTGAGACCTTCTCACTACACTACTGCACTTAATCTTCAACTAGGAACAACTGCAATTACTGGAATTGGTGCAACTTCTGATGCAAACCAAGACTCACAATTTGCCGATATTGTTGGTAACAATATCAAACAGACAGGAAGAGTTATTACTCTTGACTATACTGATCAATCTTGGCTGACACAACCATATGCAACAAGAATTGAAAGTGTCACTCCTTTCCTGATTCAGTTCTGGCAAGGTACAATCAAATTGACACCAGATGTTGATGTTTGGATTGATGTCAATAGACTTGAAATCAATAACGTAATGATGGAGGGTTCGTTCCAAGGTATTGCAGAATCTCTTGGTGCGGAAGTAACAACCAATGCAGATGGTTCAAGAACTGGTGTAAGTCCTGTTCTGTGGAATTCGTGGGAAACTGTTGGTGTCAACTTGGATATGTCATTGTCAAATGTCCAACAATTCCTTCAAGGTGCATCTGATGTAGTATCAAATGGTCTTGTAGATAATCTTCTTCGTGGAAGAGATGTTGGTGTCGATCGAATTGTTGATGCAAGTGATGCAATTGTCAATAACATTTCTGCAGGTGGTGGAATTACATTAGATCAACAAAGATCTGGAACACAATCAACAGTCAATGAAGTAATTGAGACCGAATCTCTTGGAGATAGAGTTGTAAGAAGAGATATCATTCACTTTATGAGATCTCGTAACATTGATGTTACTGCAACAAAATTCAGGCCATTTACAAGACTTTATTCATTCTTTGATCAAGTAGATGTCAACAAATTTATTGTACCTAAGTTGATTGAAATTGAAATGATCCATGGGTCATTCTCTATTGGTGAGACAGTCTTTGGTAGATTGAATAATGGTGGTTCTCAACAAAACAATTCGAGTTCTGTTCCACGTATAGACTTTAGAGTTGCAACATCTAATCATAAGTATGGTCCATACAACAACCCAACAGACATTTATGATGAAAGTCCATATGACAGAAACGTTTTTGTCAATTCGGCCTATTCAGAATCTTCTAATACTGTAAACATTGATACATTCAGTCTTTCGTCTGAAGATTTCCCACAGTTTAGTGGATACATCTCAAGTGGGATGATTTTGACCGGTAGAACTAGTGGTGCTCAAGCAAAAGTTACTAATGTAAGACTCATTAGTGATAAGAATGGTACTTTACAGGCATCATTCAGAGTACCTGATGGTGCGAATAATGCCAACCCAACGTTTGAAACTGGTAGATCAAGATTTAGACTCACCAGTAGTAAAATTAATAGTCAAATTGAAGGTGCTGTCTCGACTGCAGGAGAAGGGACATTCTATTCACAAGGTGATGTAGATACAACTCAAGAAGCAACACTTTCTTTGAGAAATGCTGTAGTTGGCATTGAGGACCTTAGTCAACAAAGAAATATTAATATTAATGATAACTTCACAACTAATACTATTGCGGTTGAAAGTGGATTTGATGTTATAACTACAATCGAACAAGATATTACAAATATAACGAATATAACTAATGTTGTACAACCACGACGACCAACACCACCACCTCGTCCTCGGCCGCAGGGAGGAGACCCTCTCGCACAAACATTCCGAGTTGATGATGAGACTGGAATCTTTGTTACTAAGATCAATGTATTCTTCCAAGCAAAAGATGACACCGTTCCCGCAACTTTCCAGTTGAGAGAATGTAAACTTGGAACACCTACAGAAACAGTTCTTCCTTTCTCGGAAATTGATATCAATCCTGCGGATGTAACACTCAGTAATGATGGTTCTGTTCCATATACCATTACATTGGATTCTCCAGTGTATCTAAATGGTGGAACCGAATATGCTATGGTTCTGTTGTCACATTCCGTTGAGTGGAAAGTATGGATTAGTAGACTGGGTGAGGCTGATGTAAGAACTATAGATCAAGAGGCTGGTCAGATTCTTGTAACAGAACAACCACTCCTTGGTTCTTTGTTTAAATCTCAAAATGCTTCAGTATGGACTCCAAGTCAGTATGAAGATCTTAAGTTTGAGATGTTTAGATCCTCGTTCAGACCATCTGGTAACGTACAATTCTTTAATCCAAATCTACCATCTTCTCTTTCACAGATCGATCCAACTGGTCTTTCTATGAATTCTAGAGAGATTAGAGTTGGTCTTGGTACTACTGTTCAAGATAGTGATTTGGTATTGGGTAACACTGTCAAACAACTCAATATTGGTGCAACAGGAACACTAGTTGCCTTTGCTGGATCTGCAACATCAAATCTTTCTATTACTAATAGTGGTAGTGGATATGTACCTGCAAGTGGTAGTCAATCTTATACTGGAGTTGCCCTAACATCAATTACTGGTAAAGGACTAGATGCTACTGCAAATATTACCATCACTAACGGTTCTGCTACAGCAGCAACTATAAACAATGGTGGTGTTGGTTACGTAGTCGGTGATGTTCTGACACCTGTCAATCTAGGTGGTGTCAATCTTGGTTCTGGGATGCAACTTTCTGTTGAATCTATTCTTGGAAATAACACTCTTGTATTGGAAAATGTTCAGGGTAACTTTGTTTCCAATTCTAGTTATCCATTATATTTTGATAATAATAGTGGTATTACAACAGAACTCAACAGCACTGTAGGTGGAGATGTAATTCCCCTATCACCCATAACTACGGTTACTAATGGTGACTACATCAAAGTATTCCAAAGAAATCACGGTCTATATTCTAATGTAGATAGACTCAATATTGATGGAGTATCGAGTGATGGGGCACCAACTACTTTGACTCAAGAATATCCATTCAATTCTACATCATTCATCATTCTTGAGGGTGTTATAACTGATTTCGCAACATTTGAGAATATTGGAGTTGGTGCTACTAACCCTGGATATATCAAGGTTGGAGAAGAAATTATTAGTTACACTGGAACTAATGGTAGAACATTGACCGGTATTGTAAGAGGAGTTGATAATACAACATTAGCAACTCACGATTTGGGTGAAATCGTTACTAAGTACGAACTGAATGGTGTTTCGTTGAGAAGAATTAATAGACAACACCTACTATCAAATGTTAATGCAAGTGATTTGGTAGAAGCTCCGATTGGATTGGATTACTACTACATTAAAGTTCAAATGAATATTGGTGGTGTCAATAGAGCACCTGGTAATGCAGATGGTTTCCCACCACTATACTTCAATGAAAGAACTGTCGGTGGTGGTCCAAATGTAACAGGTACTTACAACCTACCATTCTCATTGATTACACCCAAGGTAACCACAATTACACCAACTGCGACTAATCTTATTACTCAGGTAAGAACAATTTCGGCATCAAGTATTTCTGGAAATCAACAGTCATACCTTGATGAGGGTTATGAGCAGGTCAATTTGTTTAGTAAAAATTACTTTGATTCTCAAAGAATGATTCCATCACCACTCAATGAGTCTCTATATTTGAATAGTGACCAATTCCCTGGTCAAAAGTCATTCTCTATGTTGTTCAGTATGTTTACTACTGATGAAAGATTGAGTCCTGCAATTGACTTGGATAACGCATCTGTAGTCTTTACTTCAAATAGAATAGATAGACCTGTTACTAATTATGCATCTGACTTTAGAGTCAATGGCACTGAGAACGATCCAAATTCGTTTGTATATGTTTCCAAGAATATTATTCTTGAAAATCCTGCAACATCTCTCCAAGTCATATTGGATGCATACATTTCTAATAACAATGATATTAGATTGTTCTATGCATTGAATCAAGATACTAAACCAGAAGAGACTGTTTTTGTACCATTCCCTGGATATTCAAATATCGCGAGTAACGGTTCTATTATTGATATCTCAAACAATAATGGTACATCTGATGTAAGAGTACCCTCTATTGATTCCTATCAACCAGAACCGTCTGTGAACCTCTACAAGGAGTATAAATTCACAATTGATGAGTTGATACCATTTACATCTTTCCGTATCAAGATCGTTGGTACATCGATCGATCAGTCCAATGCTCCACTGATAAGAAACCTTCGTGCAATTTCGTTCGCTTGATATGAAACATTTAATACCAGTAGAAGGAATGGATGGTTATTTTAGAGACTCCTCAACCGGGGCCATTGTCAACAAAAATAACCTTGAGTTCCAAGCCTATGTAAAGAATAGGGAAAAAATGAATGAAGAGAGAGAAAGACTTAATTCTCTCCAAACAGAAGTTTCATCTCTAAAGGATGATATGAGTGATATTAAGAGTTTACTTTCAAACATTACATCGATGTTGAAACCGAACTATAAATAGTCAATATAGAAGTTCTTATATAAATGGCTCAGCCTACCACCAGACAAGAATTCACTGATTATGTTTTGAGACAACTTGGTGCTCCTATTTTGGAGGTCAATGTTGCTGACGAACAGGTTCAGGATTTGATTGATGATGCCATTCAATATTTTAACGAGAGACACTTTGATGGTGTTACACAGGTATACTTAAAGTATCAGGTAACTCAAGAAGATATTAATAGAGGTAGAGCAAGACCACCTGGTGCTCCTCAAAATCAGAATGGGACTGTTGGTATGGCATCAACATCCGCTACCGCAAGTATTGTAGGGACTGCCACTACATTTACATACTATCAGAATAGCAATTATATACAAATTCCACCTTCAATTATTGGAGTGAATAAAGCATTCCAGTTTGGTGGCGGAATGGGGCAAGGTATGTTCAATGTCAGATATCAAATGATGTTGAATGACTTTATTGGTCTTAATGGATGGGGTGCATCTGGATATGATTTGACATCGTATTCGATGACGATGAGTTATTTGGAGACAGTTAACTTTATTCTGAATACTCACAAACAGATTAGATTTAATCAGAGAACTGATAGGTTGTATTTGGATATTGACTGGAGTGAGTTGCAGGTTGGTGAGTTTCTTGTTATTGATTGTTGGGCTGCAAATGATCCCAACGAGTATTCAAGAATTTGGAACGATTCGTTCCTGAAACCATATGTAACTGCTCTTGTTAAAAAGCAGTGGGGTCAGAATTTGATTAAGTTCCAGGGTGTGAAACTTCCAGGTGGTATTGAATTTAATGGGAGACAAATATATGAAGACGGTCAAGCAGATCTTGATAAGATCCAAGAAAAGATGATGAGTACATATGAACTTCCACCTTTAGATCTTATTGGCTAATACATTATGCTCAACCCATTTTTCCTGAACGGTAGTCAAACTGAGCAGAGTCTAGTCCAGAGTCTTATCAACGAACAGTTGAGGATGTATGGAATAGAAGTTTATTACTTACCCAGAAGGTATGTTACAACTAATACAGTTATAAAAGAAGTCATTCAGTCTGACTTTACTAATGCATATCCAATTGAGGCATATGTAGATAACTACGATGGATATACTGGTCAAGGAAGTATTCTATCGAAGTTTGGTATTGAAAATAGAGATGACTTACAACTCATAATTTCAAAAGAAAGATATGAAAATTATATTACACCACTGATTAAAGATATTCCTGATATTGAACTTTCAACAAGACCAAAAGAAGGTGATTTGATTTACTTCCCTCTTGGGGATAGGTTATTTGAAATTAAGTTTGTAGAACATGAACAACCTTTCTATCAACTCAAGAAGACATATGTCTATGAGTTAAGATGTGAACTCTTCCGTTATGAAGATGAAGTTATTGATACTGGTATTGAAGATATTGATGATGAGATTGCACAGATTGGTTATATTCAGACACTGGCACTAATTGGTGCTGGTAGGTCTGCAACAGCAACCGCACAGGTATGTCCCGCAGGTGCAGTTAGTCAGGTGACCATTACCAATATGGGTAAAGATTATGTGACACAACCTCAAGTCGGTTTCTCTTCAGCACCTCCAGGAGGAATTACTGCCACAGGTATTGCATCACTATCTTATGACTATCCAAATTGTAATGGTGTAGGTGGTAGAATTTCCGCCATTCATATGACAGATGCTGGTTGCGGATATGTAGTTCCCCCTTGGGTATCAATAACTGGTGATACTGGTGTTGGTGCAGCTGCTACTACTGGTATTTCTACAGACGGTTCTGTTCGTAAAATTACAGTTACCGATGGTGGTTCTGGATATATTAAACCGCCCAAGGTTTCTATTGGTTTAACTGCAGGAACTTATCCACTATTCAGTGATACTAATTACTATTGGGATTCTTCTACTACTACCTTTGACTCATTCTACCCATCACCATCTAGATATGCTGTTGGTCTTGCAACAATTAGTGCAGGTATTGTTACTGCAATTTATGTTATAGATGGTGGTTCTGGATATGATACTAACCCAGTTGTAGTTATTGACCCACCGTTTGTTGATAACCCCAACATTAGTGTCGGTGGAATGTTTGTGTTCAATGAAATTGTGACTGGTTCTGTATCTGGAACAACTGCAAGAGTTAAGGAATGGAATGGTACTACAAACATTATTGAAATCAGTATTGTAAGCGGTAGTTTTGTTCCACAAGAATATCTAACCGGTAGTACATCTGGAGCCAGGTATGTAATTGGTTCTGTAAATACTGACGATTTAGTAACTCCTTTCGCAGATAATGATAACATTGAATCAGAAGCAAAAACAATTTTGGATTTCTCAACATCCAATCCGTTTGGTATGCCCTGATAAATAGAAGTATACGTCTTCAAAGTAATGTTTGAGTATTTTTACAATGAGATCTTTAGATCTGTAATTATTGGATTTGGTTCATTGTTCAATGGAATCGAAATTCAACATAAGGACGAGAATGATTCTACTTTTAGTGTCATTAAAGTTCCTCTTGCTTACGGACCTACTCAGAAATTTCTTGCAAGACTAAAACAAAACCCGGACTTGAATACACCGGTTCAAATGACACTTCCAAGGATGTCATTTGAGTTTACGAATCTCGCATATGATTCTTCGAGAAAATCAACTCAAACACAGACTGTAGTTTATACAAATCCTGACGGAACAGAGACGAAGAAAGGATATCTTCCCGTTCCATATAACATGACAATCACTCTTTCAATTTACACAAAATTGAACGATGATATGCTTCAAATCATCGAACAGATTGTTCCATACTTTCAACCAGGTTATACACTCCCCATCAAGTTCTTGGGAAATTTGAATGAAGTAATCAATGTTCCTGTTCAACTTGATAACATTGATATGAGTGATGATTATGAAGGTAATTTTGATACAAGAAGAGCACTAATTTATACTATAACATTTACTGCAAAGACTTATGTCTTTGGTCCTCTCAAAGATGTTTCTTCCGATATCATCAAGAAGGTTACTGTTGGATATGTTGCTGGTTCGACCAGTGGTAATTCTTATCAGAGAGATGTTACTTATCAAGTTACACCAAGAGCAGTCAAAGATTATGATGGTGTGGTTGCAACTCTTCTTTCAGAGAATGTGGATATGGTAGAAACTGTAATTGATGTTGATGATGGAACTAAAATTCCAGAGAAATCTTATATTTACATCGGTCAAGAAGAGATGTATGTAGAGAATGTGACAGGTAATAGGTTATTAGTTAAGAGAGCTCAAGATAAGTCACCACTACAAAATCATTTACTTGGGGAAAAGGTATATACGATAACCCAAGCAGATAATGCACAAATCGAAGTTGGTGACAATTTCGGTTTTGACGGAAATCTTTTCTGAGGTAAATCATGGATAAGTATGAAAAGCTCAATGAAACTTTTGATGTTGAACCAATAGAAGTAATACCAGAAAAAAATGCTATCGAAAAAAAGATAGAGCATTATAAAAATTCTAAAGAAGATATTCGTAAAGACTACGAATATACCAGAGGTAATTTGTATTCGATTATCGAAAAAGGACAAGAAGCAATTAATGGTATTCTTGAACTTGCACAAGAAAGTGAGATGCCTCGTGCATATGAAGTTGCAGGACAATTGATTAAGAGTGTCTCTGATGCAACTGATAAATTGATGGACCTTCAGAAAAAACTGAAGGATGTTAACAAGGAAGAGGAATCGAAAGGACCAACTACTGTCAATAATGCACTTTTTGTAGGTTCAACAGCAGACCTTCAAAAGATGTTAAAGAATGCTGGTAAAGACATAAATACCTAAAAAGATTGAAATGGCTGTCGAATCTATTAATATACAAATTGATAAGGGAACAGATTTTTCACAAAATTTTGTGATGAAGAACCCTGACCAGACCATTATCGATTTGACTGGATATACAGGGGTATCTAAAGTAAGAAAGTATCCTGAAGATTCTAGTAACGTTCAAAGTTTTGCTGTAGGTATTGCATCAACTACTGGAACAATTACGTTATCAATGGGTACTACAGTTACATCGAATTTGACAGTAGGTAGAAACTACTATGACATCCTTGTAACATCAGGTTCTAGTGTAGTTTCTAAGGTATTTGAGGGTTCTGTTATGGTAAATGCTACTATATCTGTGTAAAAATGGACAACTTAGGAGATTTCTTTTCTCTTATTGGTGAAGAGAAGAAAAAAGACAAAGAAAAGACTAAAGAAATACTTGGAGAGGTATCCCTTGGAGACCTTTTCTCAAGTTTGAGTGAAGAAAAAAAGAAGGTTAAAGAAAAAAATTTAAAAAAAGAAAAAGAATTAGAAAAAATTAAAAAAGACGCAAAGATTTTTGAAACGTTTTTGTTTAATGAGACCCCGAGAGTAGAACAAAGTGCGATAAATGCAGTAAAGGTTCTAGAAACTGAACTGCTAAATCTTAAAAGTACATCTCATAAGTCAATTGATAGACTTATGAGAGGGATTAGTGCAGAGTATAATATTACACCAACCAAATTACATAATCAATTTAAAGAAAAACATAATCTTATACCTGATGATTGGGTAAAACAACAGAAGGAAGAAGTAGATACTAGTAACTGGAAGGATGATTATAAACCTCTTGAGATAGAAACTGAAGATATTATCAAACCAGAGCCTCTTAAACCATCAAAACCTATCGTAGATATTAAAGAACTTGGGGAGGGTATAGAAGAATTGGAGACTCTTGCAAAAATAAGAGATGATGTTGATGTATAGGTTGATAATTCTACTAATATGTTGAAGAGTATTGAGATTCTGGATAAGTTGACTCCAGATGAAGAGATTGATAGTGATGGAAAGGATAGTGAATTTAATAGACTGAGAAGAGAAATAGACCAACTGCGTAAGATGGTCTATGAAAGTGTCAGACATACCTCTACTATTGGAGGTGGTGGTGCTGGATTCATCAAGGATCTTGATGATGTTAATATTGCTGGTCTTCAGAATGGTTACATACTGTCATATAATTCCACTACTCAAAAGTGGGACGTAATTGAAAATCAAAGTACTGGTGGGGTAACAAATGGTATTAGAGTTCTTACTACTGTAGAGAGAGATGCGTTAACACCAGTAGCAGGAGCTTTGATTTACAATTCTACTACTGATGTTGTTCAAGTTTATACTGGAACTGCCTGGGTAGGTGTTGCTCCTGATGAAGATGCAATTATTGATGGTTCTGTTACTATTACATAGTAATAAATAATAAAACAGAACTCTTTCTATTGATATGCAGGAAGGTAATCTACATAAGTGGTTTAAGGGATCCAAGTCTAAAGACGGTAAGTCTGGTTGGGTCAATGTGGTCACTGGTGGTACATGTGCTAGCGATAAACCAGGTGAAGGAACACCCAAGTGTGTATCTTCTTCAAAGAGGGCTAGTATGACTCCTGCCGAAAGAAAGTCTGCACAAAGCAGAAAGAAGAAAGCAGACCCAAACCAACAATCAAAGTCTGGTGCTGCAAAACCAACTTACGTTTCAACTGACAAACCAAAGAAAAAAATGAAAGAAGAAATGGAAATCAATGAAGCGGACAAGAAGGGTAAAGGTAGTGGTAAGAAGGATGCATGTTACCATAAGGTAAAGGCATCTGCTTCTGTATGGCCTTCTGCTTATGCTTCTGGTCGTTTGGTTCAGTGCCGTAAGAAAGGTGCTGCCAATTACGGTAAGTCAAAGAAGAACGAAGAGTTTATGGCTCTTCCAGAGTTGACTGACCTTCAAATCAGGTGTATGGAAGCAGCAGGTATTGAAGTAGAAGTTCTTGATGAGAAGTGTTGGGTTGGGTATACCCAGAAGGGTATGAAGAAGAAGGGTAAAAAAGTAGTTCCCAATTGTGTTCCTGTTGGTGAAGGATATGCTCCTGGTGATGTCGATCAGAAGGTTGGTGCTGTAACTCCTATTCCCAAAGATGAGAGAGAAGCAGCAAAACAAAGATTACTTGCCAAGACAAAGGCAAAACGTGAAAAGATGAAGGAAGAAAATAATATTGAAGAGGCTACAAGAATTCCTGCACAGAGTGGTAACTGTTACTTGGTAGGATTTACCTGGAGAGGTAAATACATGATGATGAAATTATTCTTCCCAGATGTAAAGAGACCTTCTAGAACTGAAGTTCAAGATACACTTGAGAAAGTATATCCAGGTTCTTATGTTCAAAGGTTTGACCTTACCCAATATAACCCTAACGAACCAATGTTGAATGTTGGTGTTCGTGAAGAACATGATAAATCTAATAAGAGTTGTTCTAAAGGTGAATACTATTGTAAGGACTCTAAAAAATGTAAGCCAATACCTAAAGGTCATCATGTAATGCCAAATGGTGATTTGATGAAAGATGAGGATCATGATGAAGGTGGTGATATGAGTGAAGGTGCTGCTTGGACTCGCAAAGAAGGTCAGAACCCTGAAGGTGGTTTAAATGAGAAAGGAAGAAAGTCTGCGAAAGCAGATGGACATAACTTAAAACGACCATCTAAAGTGAAGGGTAATAAGAGAAGAGCATCATTCTGTGCTAGAATGAGTGGAATGAAAAAGAAACTCACCTCCAAGAAAACTGCTAATGATCCTGATTCCAGGATCAACAAATCACTTAGAGCGTGGGACTGCTGATAAATTATGAGTAATGATGTTTATTTAGGAAATCCTTTGCTCAAAAAGGCGAATACCCCCATTGAGTTTACACAAGAAGATATTGAAGAATATATTAAGTGTAAGCAGGACCCAGTATACTTTGCAAATAATTATGTAAAGATTGTGACCTTGGACCATGGTTTGCAACCTTTCAAGACTTATGACTTCCAAGATAAGTTAATTAGTAACTTCCATAACAACAGATTTAATATCTGTAAGATGCCTAGACAGACTGGTAAGTCTACTACTTGTGTATCGTATCTACTTCATTATGCTATCTTCAATGATAGTGTCAACATTGGTATTCTGGCTAACAAGGCTACAACTGCTAGAGAACTACTTGCAAGACTGGCTACTGCATATGAGAACTTACCCAAGTGGATGCAACAGGGTATTCTTGTATGGAACAAAGGTAATATTGAGTTAGAGAACGGTAGTAAGATACTTGCAGCTTCTACTTCAGCATCAGCTGTTAGAGGTATGTCTTTCAACATCCTCTTCTTGGACGAATTTGCATTCGTTCCAAATCATGTTGCTGACGCATTCTTTGCATCTGTTTATCCTACGATTACTTCTGGTAAATCAACGAAGGTAATCATTGTTTCTACGCCTCACGGCATGAACCACTTCTATCGAATGTGGCATGATGCAGAGAAGGCAAAGAATGAATATATTCCAACCGATGTTCATTGGTCAGAAGTTCCTGGTAGAGATGAGGTCTGGAAAGAACAGACAATCAAGAACACTTCTGAACAACAGTTCAAGATTGAGTTCGAGTGTGAATTCCTTGGGTCTGTTGATACATTGATTGCACCAAGTAAACTCAAAACTATGGTGTATGATAATCCAATTCAAACAAGTGCAGGACTAGATGTTCATTTTGCACCAATTCCTGACCACGATTATATCGTAACTGTTGACGTTGCTAGAGGGGTAGGTAATGACTACTCTGCATTTATTATTACAGATATTACTTCGTTCCCACATAGAGTTGTTGCAAAGTATAGGAACAATGAAATCAAACCGATGTTGTTTCCTAACATTATTTTCCAGTTAGCAAAGAAATACAATAATGCATTTGTTCTTTGTGAGGTTAATGATATTGGAGACCAGGTTGCAAGTATTCTTCAATATGATTTGGAGTATCAGAATGTTCTGATGTGTGCAATGAGGGGTAGGGCAGGACAAGTTGTAGGTCAAGGTTTCTCTGGAACTAAAACACAACTTGGTGTCAAGATGTCCAAGACAGTCAAGAAGATTGGGTCACTCAATCTCAAGACAATGATTGAAGAAGATAAACTTATCTTCAATGACTACGAGATTATTTCAGAATTGACAACCTTTATTTCAAAGAGTAATTCATTCGAGGCAGAAGAAGGTTGTAATGATGACCTTGCAATGTGTCTGGTCATTTATGCATGGTTGGTTGCACAGGATTACTTCAAAGAACTGACAGACCAAGATGTTCGTAAGAGATTGTATGAAGAACAGAAAAACCAGATTGAACAAGACATGGCACCGTTTGGTTTTATGAATGACGGTTTAGATGAAGGAACCTTTGTAGATAGCGAAGGAGATAGATGGTATACCAAGAGTAATGAGTATGATGAGTATGGAACAGCCGCTGGTGGTTGGGAACTCTGGAACTACTGATGGACTTTGATGAACAACTAGAACTAGGTCATTTACTCTTAAATGATAGAAAATGTAAAAGTTGTGGTGAAGTAAAAAATCTTGTAGATGACTTTTACAGAACAAGAAAGGATAGAGGTGCAGTTCCTTCTTCATATTCATATGTCTGTAAAGATTGTTTTATTGAGTATGTCAAGGAAAATAAAAAGAATAGAAGTCCAAAATCTAGATGGGAATACCCAGATTGGTGAGTTTTCGTCACGTTTACCCTATCAAAACCGGGATATTCATAAATATTTTTAGTTAAATGAGTAACAAAGGAGAGAGAAAACATGGCTACTCCTCAACTATCTCCAGGAGTTTTAGTCAGGGAAGTTGACTTAACTGTTGGAAGAGCTGAGAATGTTCTTGACAACATTGGCGCAATTGCAGGACCCTTTTCACTGGGACCAGTAAATGAACCAATTACGATTGAGACACAGCAACAATTCCTTGATACTTTTGGTAAGCCAATTGGAACTGATAGACAGTATGAGTACTGGATGTCTGGAAATTCATTCCTCTCCTACGGTGGTATTCTAAAAGTTGTTAGAGTTGGTGGCGACACCCTCAATAATGGTAATGCAGGAACTCAACAAGCTTCAGAAGCTGTTAGAATTGATAACCTAGATGATTACGAACAGAATCATACTACGGATTCTAGTTTCTACTGGGCAGCAAGAAACCCTGGTACATGGTCGAACAGTCTGAAAGTTTGCACCATTGATAACAAGTCGGACCAATCTGTAGGTATTGCTACTACTAACCCTAGTGCACTCGGACTGGTAGTTGGTTATGGTGTTTCTACTGCAAAGAACGCAGTATCTATTCCAGGTAATGGTTCTGTTAATACCTTCACAGGTAACCTGAAGGGTATCATCACTGGTGTTACCACGGATGCAGTAAACGGAAATAGTTCGATTGAAGTTAAGGTACTTGCAAGAGTTAACCCGACTACACAATCCACTACAAACATTGGATTTACTACAATAAGTAGTATTGGCGCCGCAGGTACAACAGTACTTTCTGTCAATAGTACATCTGGTATTACTACAGGAACGATTTGTGTTACACAAAATAATGGTGGTATTGATGTTGTAAGTTTTGGTTCTTCTACGGTCACATTGTCTGTAGGTATTGCTCAATCTGCATTGGTTGGTACAGCTGTTACCTATCAAACACTGACATCGATTGCAGGAACTGAAACTCCGATTACTTATCAGAATTACAATCCAGCAAATTCATTCTCTGCTGGTGATGTACTCACCATCACTCCAGGAACTGGTGGAACACCAACTACTTCTAGTACTTCTACAGTATCTGACTGGTATGACGAACAGACACTTGGTCTTACAAACTCTACAGTTTATTGGAGAAACATTGCTCCTAGACCAGTAGCTAACAGATTTGTAACTGAAAGGTCTGGCTCTAACGACGCAATTCACGTAGTTGTTGTAGACGACACGGGTGATGTTACCGGAGTTCAGGGTAATATTGTTGAGAGATTTGTATCGTTGTCTAAGGCTTCTGATGCTACTGCTGATGGAGACAATCCCACTAGGACTTACTATAAGGACTTCATTGCAAACAACTCGAAGTTTGCCTTTGCTGGTTTCAACCCATCGAATGCAGAAGATACTTATTGGAATACGATTCCAACAGCATCTGGTTTCTCAACTTCCTTCACACCTTACACAAACGCTCAAGGCCTTTGGGGTCAAGAAGCACAGGGTATTAGTTTCTCCTCACTGGGAAATGTAAGTTACACTTTGACTGGTGGTGTTGACTACAGTGCTAATAAGGGTATGGCTGCTGACCTTCCTGGTATTTTGGCTGGTTACAATCTATTCGCAAATAGAGATGAGATTGCTGTTGATTATCTAATCATGGGTCCTGGACTCGCTGTAGAAAATCAATCACAAGCAAAGGCAAATCTTCTAATCTCTATTGCCGAACAGAGAAAGGATTGTATTGCAACCATCTCTCCACACAGAGCTAACGTTGTAAATGTAACCAACACTACAACACAAACCTCGAATGTCCTAGGATTCTATTCACCTCTTCAATCATCGTCTTATGCGGTGTTTGATACTGGTTATAAGTACACCTACGATAGATTCAATAACGCATTCCGTTACATCCCAACCAATGGTGATACTGCTGGTTTGATGGTAAGAACTGCACTTAATGCATATCCTTGGTTCTCACCTGCTGGTCTCCAGAGAGGTGTTCTGAATAATGCAGTTAAGATGGCATACAACCCATCCAAGAATCAGAGAGATGAACTCTACGGTTCAAGAATTAACTCCATCATCAACCAAAGAGGTTCTGGTATTGCACTTTACGGTGACAAGACTGCTCTTGCTTATTCTTCGGCCTTCGATAGAATTAACGTAAGAAGACTGTTCTTGACTGTAGAACAAGCTCTTGAGGGAGCCGCAAACGATCAGTTGTTCGAACTCAATGACTCTAACACTAGAGCAAACTTTGTTAACATTGTCGAACCCTACTTGAGAGATGTTCAAGCTAAGAGAGGTATTTACGATTTCAGAGTTATTTGTGACGAAACCAATAACACTCCAAATGTCATTGACAACAATGAATTTAGAGCTGATATCTTCCTGAAGCCAACCAAGTCTATCAACTTCGTCACCTTGACGTTCGTTGCTACCAGAACTGGTGTTGACTTCGAAGAAGTAATTGGTACTGTTTGATTATATTAAATAACTACTAGGAGGATCAAAAAATGGCAGAGACCAAATCACTATCACAATTCAAATCTAGATTAGCGGGCGGTGGCGCCCGCCCCAATCTATTTGAAGTTTCAATTCCATCATTCCCATCAGCAATTTCTGATGCCTGGGGTAGTGGAGACCAGTCTGAGAATGGAACATTTAAGTTCCTTTGTAAGGCTGCAGCCCTTCCAGCTTCAAACACACCTTCATTCAATGTACCTTTTAGGGGTAGACAATTGAAGGTTGCTGGAGACAGAACGTTCGATCCATGGGAAGTTACAATCATCAATGATGAGGACTTCCAACTTAGAACAGCGTTCGAGAGATGGGCAAACACTATCAGTAAGCTCGATGATGCAACTGGTGTTACCAACCCATCATCGTATATGACTGACGCATATGTTCAACAACTCGGTAGAGGTGCTGAAAGATTTGCAACCACCAATGAAGGTGGTCAGTCCGCGGTTCTGAGGACGTATAAGTTCTTCGATATTTTCCCAACAAATATCAGTCAAATCGCACTGTCATACGATAGTGGAGATGCGTTAGAAGAATTTACGGTATCATTCGATGTTCAATATTATACTATCGGCAACTCACTGGAGTCTTCTGGTAGTAATAATGGTGAAGTTTTGATTGAATGATAAATAACTAGGAGATACACTTCTAGTAAATATATTGCAATGGCGAGACTATTTGGTTACTCAATTGAAGATAGCGAAAAGACACCGCCTAGCGTAGTATCTCCGGTTCCACCCAATAATCAGGATGGATCGGAGAACTATGTTAGTAGCGGTTTTTTTGGTAGCTACGTAGATATTGAAGGGGTATATAAAAACGAGACCGATCTCATCAGACGGTATCGTCAGATGGCACTCTATCCAGAATGTGATAGTGCAATCGAAGATATTGTAAACGAAGCAATTGTTTCAGACACAAATGATACTCCGGTATCAATCGAACTGTCTAATCTAAGTGCAAGTGATAACATCAAGAAAAAGGTAAGAGAAGAGTTTAGATACATTCTCGAACTTCTTGACTTTGATAAGAAGGCACACGAAATCTTTAGGAATTGGTATATTGACGGAAGACTTTACTACAATAAAGTCATTGACCAAAAGAAACCACAAGATGGTATTCAAGAGCTGAGGTATATTGACTCAGCCAAAATGCGTTATGTTCGTAAGTTGAAGAAGAAGGGTCCTGATAGTGTTCAGACCGCACAAACCGCATTTACGAATAACAATGAAACTGCATACGATTTTCCAGAGATAGAAGAGTTCTTCATCTATACTCCAGATGCTCGTACTGGTACTGGGTACGGTGGTAATCCACAGAAGGGAGTCAAGATGACTCGTGATTCTGTTACCTATTGTACGTCTGGTCTGGTAGATAGGAACAAAGGACTTACATTGTCCTGGATGCATAAGGCAATCAAACCACTCAATCAGTTGATGATGATTGAGGATAGTTTGGTTATCTACAGACTATCAAGAGCACCAGAACGTAGAATCTTCTACATTGACGTTGGCAATCTTCCTAAGCAGAAGGCAGAACAGTATCTGCGTGATGTCATGATGCGTTATAGAAACAAACTTGTATATGATGCAAACACTGGTGAACTTCGTGATGATAAGAAGTTCATGTCTATGATGGAAGACTTCTGGTTGCCTAGAAGAGAAGGTGGTCGTGGTACTGAAATTACAACACTTCCTGGTGGTCAGAACCTTGGTGAAATTACTGACATCAACTACTTTCAGAGAAAACTTTATAGAGCTCTGAATGTTCCTGAAACCAGAATTGAAGGTGAAGGTTCTGGTATGTCATTGGGTCGTTCTTCTGAAATCTTGAGAGATGAAGTTAAGTTCTCCAAGTTTGTCGGAAGAATGAGAAAGAGATTCTCTGATATGTTTAACGACATGTTGAGAACTCAACTACTTCTGAAGAATATTGTGACTCCCGAAGATTGGGAGTACATGGCAGACCATATTCAATATGACTTCCTGTATGACAATCACTTTGCAGAACTCAAAGATGCAGAGTTGATGACAGAGAGAATCAATCTTGCAACAATGATGGAACCATATATCGGTAAATATTACTCTTCTGAGTATGTAAGAAGAAATATCTTCCGTCAGACTGATGATGAAATCATTGAACAAGATAAACTGATTGAAAAAGAAATTGAAAATGGTGTAATTCCTGACCCCAATGCAATTGCAATGGACCCTGAAATGGGTGGTGCTCCAGGAATGGGTGGTGCAATTCCACCTGATACTGGTGGTGGTGATGCAATTCAATCACCAGAAGTACCTAAAGATCCTGCAGGACAAAAGAATCCAGCGGGTGGCATAATCTAAATAAACTTTAAAGTAATCATTAATCAACATGGATGACCTTATGGACATGCTCGTCAAAGATGACGAGTCTGCATCACAAATCAGTGATAAAATCAAAGACATTTTGTTTGCAAAGAGTGCAGAACAGATTGAAACTATCAGACCAAACGTTGCTGCATCAATTTTTGATGAGCCTGTTTCGGATGAGGAAATTGAATCTGAGGTATAAGTAGAACCTTCAGAAGAAGAGTAATACTAAATACCTTTATAAGTAACTATTGTAATTAAAATAATGGGAGCGACACGACCAGTAGGAGTCAATACTACTTTTGCAACAAGTACTTCTTCTACTCAAACATCAGCAATTCCGCAACAATCTGATACTATTAGAGTTGTAGCAGTGGGTGCAGGGGTTCATATTGCATATGGTAATAACCCAACTGCAACTTCTTCAAATTTCTTTGTAGCTACAACGGATACTGCAGAGATTTCACTTGGACCTGTAGCATCTCAAAGAGTTGTTGCATATACTAAAGGAACTACTACGACTCTAGATTTTCCAGAAGGAACTGGATGTCCTTTTGGTCCAGGAGAAGCCGTATCGTTGACTGTTGATGGTCAAGCAGCATTTGATTTTGAACATCAAAACGTTCTATCAGTTAATAACACATCTGGTCGTGATGGATTTTTTGGTACACGATGTGTCATTGATTATAATTCTTCCTCTGTTGTAGGAACATTTGATCCAAAATATGCGACATTGAGAAGGTCAATTAAGGTTGCCGCAGTTACAGCATCTGGAACTGGCACCGTTCACATCCAACAAGTACAAAGATCCTGAGAACAATGAGACTTATCAGAGAAGAAATCGAAACAGTTGATTTTATCGTTGAAGAAAAGAACGGTAAAAAGAGTATGTTCATTGAAGGTATCTTCCTTCAAGGAGACATCTGTAATCGTAATGGAAGAATGTATCAAATGGAGGGCCTGAGAAAGGAAGTCCAACGATACACAGAAAACCATATTGATTGTGGTAGGGCCCTTGGAGAACTAGGCCACCCAGATGGCCCAACAGTAAACTTGGATCGTGTCAGTCACAAAATTGTTTCATTAAGAGAAAGTGGGACAAACTTTATTGGTAAGGCCAAAATTCTTTCAACCCCAATGGGTCAGATTGCACAATCACTTATTGGTGAAGGTGTCAAATTGGGTGTTTCTTCTAGAGGCATCGGATCACTGACCCAAACTAAAGAAGGTATCAACGTTGTTGGTTCCGACTTTATGTTGGCAACCGCTGCTGACATTGTAGCAGACCCTTCTGCACCTGATGCTTTCGTTGAAGGTATCATGGAAGGTAAAGAATGGATCTGGGATGGTGGCATCCTTAGGGAACAACAAGCCGCCAAAACTTACAAGCATATCAATACACTTGTAACAACTAAGCAACTTGACGAGCAAAAGCTCGACCTTTTCAACAACTTTTTGAACAATCTTTAAAAGGTATTGAAATAAACAAATTATAAATAAATATAGATTAAAAAAGGTTAATCGGAGTACCCTCAAATGTCTCGTGGAGATTTACAAGAAATGGAGCAATCTAAAACTGCTGTGAACGCCAACGCTAAATCTGCTGAACCAATGCAGAAGCTATCAAATCCCGGCGAAGGTCTTTCACCTTCTTACGAGGATTTGGGCGGTCCAACACCAGAAAACTACAAAGTTGACGATGATTCGGCAAAGCTCAAAGAGCCTATGATCAAAACAGTTAACGATGTAGTTAATTCAAAAGTCGCCAAGGCTGATGCAATGAAAAAAATGGCTAAGGAAGAAATCGAATCTACTGAAGAAGAAGTTCTTGAAGAAGAAGAGATTGTTTCTGAAGACGAAGGCATCGACATTGAAGAAGATGTAAACGCACTTCTCGGTGGCGAAGAGCTCTCCGAAGAATTCAAAGAAAAGGCTAAGGTCATCTTTGAAGCCGCACTAACCTCTAAAATCAAAGAAATCCAGGAAACCCTGGAAGTTCAGTTTGAAGCCAAACTGGACGAAGAAAGAGAAGCCCTTAAGGAATCTCTTACTGAAAGAGTTGACTCTTATCTTGAGTATGTCTGCGAAGAGTGGATGAAAGAGAATGAGTTGGCAATCGAACATGGTCTCAAGACCGAAATGACAGAATCCTTCCTCTCTGGAATGAAGGGTCTATTTGAAGAGCATTATGTAACAATCCCTGAAGAGAAATATGATGTTCTTGAGAGCATGGTAGACAAACTTGATGATATGGAGACAAAACTCAACGAGCAAATCGATAAGAATATCGGCCTGAACAAGCGTCTTGCCGAGTCAGTTTCTGATAATATTCTTGATAACGTTTCTGAAGGCCTTGCAGCCACACAGAAAGAGAAGCTCGCTTCACTCGCTGAAAGTATTGAGTTTGAAAGTGAAGAAGAATATCGTGAAAAGCTGGAAACACTGAAGGAGTCTTACTTCTCCAGAACTCCAACTACAAAATCTGACGCTCCCCAAACCCTTTCCGAGGGTGTGGATAGTACCCCTGCTCCTGTTGCAGGAACCATGGATGCATATCTCAGAACACTGGGTGCGTTCAAAAACTGAATTTAACATTCATTCAAACAAAACAAACTATTAGGTAAAGCAAATGTTTCAATCTGAGCATCTGCAGGAAAAGTGGAGTCCACTTCTCGACTATGAAGGCCTTGATCCAATCAAGGATTCACACCGTAGAAGCGTAACCGCAGTCCTGCTCGAGAACCAAGAAAAATTCCTCCGTGAGGAAGCAGCATTCAGTCAGGGTATCAACCTGATGGAATCCCCCACTAACTCTGCAGGTAGTAACCCTACTGGTTTCTCCGCAAACGCAACCGCAACAGGACCTGTTGCTGGTTTCGACCCCGTTCTGATCTCCTTGATCAGACGTGCAATGCCTAACCTGGTCGCATATGACCTGGCTGGCGTTCAGCCAATGAACGGTCCTACTGGACTCATCTTCGCGATGCGTTCACGTTACGAGAATCAGTCTGGTACCGAAGCACTGTTCGACGAGGCAAATACAGCATTCGCTGGTCAGGATGACGGCTTCAATCTTGAAGGTGGTTTCTCTGACGGTCCTGTTGGTCTTGGTACTACGGCACAGAATGGTCCTAACCCCGCAGTTCTGAACCCCGTTGGTACTGCAACCACGAACCCCTCACCATATAACGTTGGTGAAGGAATGCAGACCGGTGATGCTGAGAACCTTGGTTCTGCGGCCGGCGATCAGTTCAACCAGATGGCCTTCTCGATCGAGAAAGTCACCGTAACCGCCAAGTCTAGAGCTCTGAAAGCAGAGTACAGCTTGGAACTGGCACAAGACCTTAAGGCCATCCACGGTCTTAACGCTGAAGCCGAACTGGCTAACATCCTCTCTACTGAAATCCTTGCGGAAATCAACAGAGAAGTCATCCGTACCATCTACAAAGTTGCTGAGCAAGGCGCTGTTTCTAACACCGCAACTGCTGGTATCTTCGACCTGGACGTTGACTCTAATGGTCGTTGGTCCGTTGAGAAGTTCAAAGGTCTTCTGTTCCAAATCGAGAGAGACGCTAACGCGATTGCTCAAAGAACTCGTAGAGGAAAGGGCAACATGGTTCTGTGTTCCGCAGACGTTGCTTCCGCACTGACCATGGCTGGTATCCTTGATTACACCCCAGCACTGAATGCAAACCTGAATGTCGATGACACGGGTAACACATTCGCTGGTACGATCAACGGTAAGTTCCGTGTATACATCGACCCCTATTCTGCTAACCTCACCGCTGCTAACGCTGCTGGTGGTAATCAGTACTACGTCGTTGGTTATAAGGGTTCTTCCCCTTATGACGCTGGTTTGTTCTATTGTCCTTATGTGCCGCTCCAGATGGTTCGTGCCGTTGGAGAAAATACATTTCAGCCTAAAATTGGTTTCAAGACGCGCTATGGTCTTGTTGCTAATCCATTCGCTGAAGGTACTACTCAAGGTCTTGGCAGACTCCGCATCAACTCCAACCGTTACTACAGACGTGTAGCAGTCAAGAATTTGATGTAGGCTCTAGCCTCATTGATTATCTGGAGACCCGAAAGGGTCTCTTTTTTATGCATACTCTTATAAATAAGTTAAGAAGCTAAAAATAATCATGGCATATATTTACCAGGCCGTTAATAAAAAGAATGGTAAATCCTATATTGGTCGCACCACTTATAAACGTTTGAGGCAGAGAGAAAGCACACACTGGTGGTATGCAAATAATAAAGGATATAACCACCCTTTCCCTAATGCACTTATCAAGTATGGTAGAGATATGTTTGAGTGGAGTATATTAGAGGAGTGTAGTAAAGAAGACCAGGGTACTAGGGAGGTATATTGGATTGATAAAATTAAACCAGAGTATAACGCAACCCTTGGTGGAGACGGTGGTAGTTATGGTATCCCCTGTTCGGAAGAGAAGAAAAAAATCCTATCAAAAGCTGTGGCCAAATCAGTAATAAACCTTGATACCGAAGAAGTATTTGATAGTTTGCAGGATGCCGCAAATTTTGCGGGTGTGTCTGTCAGTATGATAAGTATGGCATGTAGTGGTAAAAGGAAGACAGCTGGTAGTTATAGATGGAAACTGATTGATAAATAGTAAAAAGTATCTTTGATTGACTAATAAATAATACATCACTGCCTTAAAGTAATGGCATCTTATATTAAAAAAATCGTTTGTAACAAAGAAGTTTATTATAAAGGTAACGATCAGTGGACAGAAACGTTTGTTGAAAGAAAACGATTCAATAATGAAGGAGATGCCAATGAGGAACATCACAGATATTCTGGAGTTGTAATTAACGAATAATGACAAACTCATTCGCAGGACAAGTTACCGATAGAAACTTCTTACAGGCAACTGGATTTAGATTTTCGGTAGCAAAAGCTGATAAGGTTGGTTTTTTCGGTAACGCAATTAACGTTCCTGGATTTACACTCGGTTCTCCAGACCAACCTAGTTATCTCAAGATGATACCTAGAGTTGGTGATATCTTAGATTATAATGATTTAAGAATAAGATTTTTGATTGATCAAAATCTTGAAAACTATATGCAAATCCAAAACTGGATGAGGGGTATTGGATTTCCAGATAGTCTAGATGAGATTTATAAATTTCAAAACTCTTGGGATGTACCTAAAGAAGAACGAAGTGAGATTAACTTAACTTCTGATGGAACTCTGACAATACTTAGTTCAATAAATACCCCATTGTTTGCAGTCAAATTCTTAGACATGTTTCCTACGAGTCTTTCTGACATTAACTTTGACTCAACATTAACCGATGTGGAATACTTGACAGCTGAGGTTAGTTTCAAGTATCTTAACTATACGATAGAACCATTTGATTGTTGTTAAATGATTGACTTGACCGGAATCCAAGAGATGTGGGAAAAGGATTCTAAAATTGATATTGATAACTTACATACAGAATCTATAAACATTCCCGTTCTACATGCAAAATATTATGACATTTATAATAACCTTATGTTGTTGAGGAAGAAAGCAGAACAACAAAAGAAAAACATTCGTCACGAAAGATATGAGTTTTATTCAGGTAAAGCAGATCCCGATGTTTATATCGAAACTCCGTTTCCCAAAAAGATCCGAGATAAAGACACTCTTCAAAAATATCTTGACGCAGATGAGAAACTCTCAGGAGTTTCGTTAAAAATAGACTACTACGAAGTGATGCTCAAATACATTGAAGAGATTTTAAAACAGATAACACAAAGAAATTACCAAATTAAAAACACCATAGATTTTATGAGGTTTACATCTGGAGCAGGTTAATGGATGAAGAGGGTTATTACCATATAGAATTACCCATTGAAGGTATTCGTCTTATTCATACAGGTCTATCTCAGGCAGTACAGAGATGGCCTGGAGGAGATGCTGAAGAACAGGAAAGTCTTATTATGATGAGAGATAATTTTTATAGAATTATATTAGAACATCAGTTTGACAGTATGTAATAAATAATAGTAACTAAAAAGTTACATTATGTCTCATTTGACAATTGAGAAGGTAAATGAAGTATATCTAAAAATAACAACTGAACCGCATGTTGAGCATGAGTTGCGGGACAAATTCACCTTCGAGGTCGAGAACAAAAAGTTTATGCCGCAATACCGTAATAAGTATTGGGATGGTTATGTGCATCTTTATAATATGAAGACCAAGAGAATATATGTTGGTCTATTAGATAAAATTATAGCATTTTGCGAGACTGCAGGTTATACATATAAATTTGAAAATAACAAATATTATGGGCCGCCCTTTGAAGTAAATGACTTTGTAAGTCGAGGTGGTGTAAAAGATTATATGAAAAGTATTGCGCCGGATATATCACCTAGAGATTATCAGATAGATGCGGTATATGAGGCTCTACGATACAATAGAAAGTTATTGATATCACCTACGGCATCTGGTAAGTCATTTATGATTTACTCTGTTGTGCGATACCATGTGGCACGCGGTAATAAAATCTTACTGGTTGTGCCCACTACCTCGCTCGTTGAGCAAATGTATAAAGATTTTGAGAGTTACTCTTGGGATGCTTCAAACCACTGTCACCGTATCTACGCAGGACGTGAGAGAGTCAATACAAACTCTGTAACTATAACTACTTGGCAGTCTGTTTATCAGTTAGATAGGAAGTTCTTTGAGGACTATGATGTCATCATTGGTGATGAGGCACACTTGTTTAAGAGTAAGTCTCTTGTAGGGATTATGGACAAGTTACATCATGCAAAGTATAGATATGGGTTCACAGGAACATTAGACGGGACACAGACCCATAAGTGGGTGTTAGAGGGACTGTTTGGTCCATCATATAAAGTTACAGGAACAAAGAAACTCATTGATGAAGGTCATCTTGCAACACTTGATATTCAGTGTCTTGTATTGAAGTATAAACCAAAGAAGTTTGATACATACGAAGATGAGATTCAGTATCTTATTTCTCACGAAATAAGAAATAAATTTATTACTAATCTTTCTTGTACTATGAAAGGTAACACACTTGTATTATTCAGTCGTGTTGAATCTCATGGTGCAATTTTATATGAGATGATAAATAATAAGGTAAGTGAAGGAAGAAGAGTATTCTTTATTCACGGTGGTGTTGGTGCAGAAGATAGGGAACAGGTCAGACTTATTACTGAATCACAACAAGACGCTATCATTGTTGCATCATACGGAACATTTAGTACCGGCATTAATATTAAAAATCTACACAATGTAATATTTGCCTCTCCATCCAAATCTCGTATTCGGAACTTACAGAGTATTGGTAGAGTCCTACGTAAAGGCAAAGATAAAGTGAGTGCAAAACTTTATGATATTGCTGATGACTTTACAATTGGTTCAAGAAAAAACTATACACTGAATCATTTTATTGAGCGGATTAAAATTTATGTTTCTGAACAATTCAATTACGATATTTTAACTATTGATATAAAAGATTAAACAAGGAGAGTATATGATAGAAGATGACTTTTTCGCCACCATAAAACTTAAATGTGGTGATGAGATATTTGCTAAGGTAGCAGCATCTGATGAAGATGATAGAACGATGTTACTACTATCAAATCCTATTATGATAGAACCTGTGAAGAGTAGAGGTTCTATTACTGGATATAAGTTTGAACCTTGGTTAAAGACTTCTCATGAAGATTTGTTTGTAATCAATCTAGATGATGTTCTTACGATGTCTGAATCAGAGAATCTTGAGATGATTATGAACTATCAAGAGTACATAAGAAAATCTACTAAAACTAACTTTCAGAAGTTAGATAGAAAGATGGGATACATTTCTAGTGTCCATGATGCTAAAGAAGTTCTAGAGAAACTCTATAATCTCTAAGAACCTATAACTTATCTATCAAACGGGACAAGCCTAGTCTATGTGGCATTTGTATTCTTGTCAACACTTGTCGAACTGATAAGATCATGTTATAATAAGTACAACACATTATTCGGGTTAAAGACTTGAAACCATTATGCCAAAACCAAGAAGTACAGAACACTATGTAAACAACAAGGAATTTCTGAATGCTCTTGAGAATTACTTTGCACAGGTTGCAACAGCAAAACTTAATGACCAACCCAAACCAGTTATTCCTAGGTATATTGGTGAATGTTTCCTGAAGATTGCAAACCATCTATCATACAAACCTAACTTCGTGAACTACATGTTCAAGGATGATATGATTTGTGATGGTATTGAAAATTGTGTAAGATATATTCATAACTTTAATCCAGAGAAGTCAAAGAATCCTTTTGCATACTTCACTCAGATTATCTACTATGCATTCCTGAGACGTATCTCTCAAGAGAAGAAGCAACTAGAAATTAAAAATAAGATTCTTGATAAGAGTGACTTCGATGAAGTCTTTGACTCCAATGAACTTGACAGTGGTAACTACTCTGACTATAACTCGATAAAAGATGCAGTGCACCAGAAACTGAGAGGTGGTTGACTATTACTATAATACTTGACATTATAAATAAATAATGGTATTATAATAATAAAATGACTAAAACATTTATTGGTAAACCTTGTAGAAGTTGCGGTGGGACTGAAAGATATCTTAGTGGTAACAAAGGATGTGTTGCTTGTGCTAAGGAGAACTCTAAACGCCGTGTTACTGCATCAGCTGAATGGAAGAGAGAAAATAAAGATAGGGTAAATAAAAACAATAGGCTTAGATATAACAGTCTAAGCCCAGAAGAAAAGAAAGAAAGAATGAGGCGTCAACAAATGGCCCTCTATGGATTGACCTTAGAAGATTACGACAAGATGTTACAGGAGCAAGGTGGTGTTTGTGCCTGTTGTGGAAAGCCTGAACTAAAAGAAGGTCGCACAAATCTATGCGTTGACCACAATCACGAAACAGGGAAAGTTCGAGCGTTACTGTGCGATTATTGCAACAGGGGTATCGGATATTTTACTGACAATATTGACAAGCTACGCAATTGTGTGTTATACTTAGAGAAATACGATGGAGGTGGTTGATTATGAATGGGAGTCTTGACCCAGAAGAGCGTATCCTAGATGAACCAACTATCAATGAACTAGTTGCTGGTTATGTTGAAAAACTTGGTTGGTCTGTGGATGATGAAATCACGGTAGAACTTGGTGGTACTCAGGTCTCAGGTATTGATGTTGGTGAGGAGTATAACAAGAAGTGGCAGTCACCTATTGGTACTCGTAAGTACAATAAAGATTGTTTCATCGTTATCAAAAACCAATCACGTAGAGATTTGACTGGATCTCTACCTATGGATAGGGAACACAAACCACGTCATCCATGTACACCTGTTGAACCAAAAGATATTGTTGTCAACATGGATGGTGGTGTTGGAGGGTCTTGGGAAGTTAAAGAAGAATGAAGATTGGTATCATAACTGACACCCACTACGGTGCTCGTAAAAACTCTAAACTCTTTCATGATTACTTTGAAAAGTTTTATCGAGATGTCTTCTTTCCTACTCTGGAAAAGGAAGGTATCGACACCGTAGTGCATATGGGTGATGCATTTGATAGTCGTAAGGGTATCGAATTCAAAGCACTTAAGTGGTCCAAGAGAGTTGTGTTTGACCCTCTTAAGGAACGTGGTATCAAGATGCATCTTATGGTTGGTAATCATGATGCATACTACAAGAACACAAACGAAGTTAACGCAGTAGACCTTCTACTGAAAGAATATGATAATGTTGAGGTTTATTCTTCTCCTACAGAGGTGTCTTTGGGTAATCTCAAAACTCTCTTCATTCCTTGGATCAATGAAGATAACCAAAAAGAAACAAACAAGATCATCAGTAAGACCAAGTGTCCAGTCGCGATGGGACACCTTGAACTCAATGGGTTCAAAGTCAATAACCAAATCGTCATGGACCACGGTCACGACAGTAGATCCTTTGATAAGTTCAAAAAAGTATTCTCGGGACATTATCACACTAGATCCGACAATGGGACCGTTTATTATCTCGGTAATCCCTATGAAATGTTCTGGAGTGATGTCAAAGATTCCAGAGGTTTCACTATTTTTGATACAGAATCTCTAGAACATACTCCAATCAACAATCCTTATAGATTATTCTATAACATCTACTACGAAGATACTGACCATCAAACATTCAATACTACAGAGTATGAGAATAAGATTGTCAAGGTCATCGTAAGAAAGAAAAGTGACATCAAGAAGTTTGAAAAGTTTATTGACAAACTTTATGCAACTGGTGTTGCAGACCTTAAGATTGTAGAGAACTTTCAACTCGTTGAGAGTGAAGAGTTTGAAGCAGAAGAGTCGGAAGATACCATGTCTATTTTAAGTCGGTATATTGACGAGTCTGAAACTGAGTTAAATAAACCACTAATCCAATCACTGATTAAAGAAATATATCAGGAAGCGTGTGAGGTTATTTGATGCATATTATCACAGTCGTAGGTAAAGAGAAGGAAGGAGCATATTCTGTTATCGATGAAGATGGAGAACAGGTTCTTTATATTTTCATGGAAGAGGATGACGCCACAAGATACTCTATGCAATTAGAAGAACTTGGTTATCCTGAGATGACTGTGTTAGAAGTAGATGATGAAGTGATGATAAAAACTTGTGAAATGCACGATCACCGTTATACTGTGATCACCCCCAATGACATTGTAATTCCACCTGACGAAGAATATGATAACCTTTGACGATTGACGACTAACATAGTAGAATAACTAAATAGTATTAGTAATCGTCCTACTATGAAAGTCTGTAGAGAATGTGGTGCCAGTAAACCCTTAGAAGAATACCATACCTCTAGGAACGGTAAAGGCGGAAAAGTATACAGAAAAAATATCTGTAAGGTATGTCAAAATGAATATGCCAGATCGAAATACCATAATCTGTCTGAGGAAGTAAAGAAAGAACGGAGAAGGAAAAACCCCTGTAACACCCCCGAATGGCATAAAGAGTATAAGTTACGAACACAGTTCGGGTTGACAACCGAAGAATATCGTGGTATGATTACCATACAAAACAATCGGTGCATTACTTGTGGAACAGAGTTTGACGAACAAATAAAACCACAGGTAGACCATTGTCACAACACAGGTAAGGTAAGGGGGCTCCTTTGCAGACCGTGTAATACTAGTTTAGGTTTACTAAAAGAAAACCCCGAAACATTGAAGAACTTGATTACTTACCTACATGATAACCTTTAAGAAAATTTCCTGGGCCAATTTTTTGAGCACTGGTAATCAACCAACCGAAGTTATTCTTGACGGGACTGCAACTACCCTAATCATTGGTGCCAATGGTGCGGGTAAGTCAACTATTCTTG